TCATCCGATTTTCCTCTTCAAGATCGTCAACACCGGCCCGCGAGAGTCAGTTGTTGATACCATGTCCGCAGCCTCAATCAGCTTGCCCAGCTCAGCGCCGGAGTAGTGGCTGGTGATGCTGCCGTTCTTGTGCCCGAGCAGTGACTTCCGATCCTCTTCCGTCACGCCCGCGGCGCGCAGCCTTCGACCGAATGTATGTTTGAGGTCGTGGATGCGAATTGATGCGTACCCAGGGTGAGCGGGGCGAAGGTTTTCCTCCTGCCAGAGTTTCGCCGCTCTCACCCGTGCCTTCTTCCATGCCGAGTCGTTCATCCGTTGCATCGCGGTGCCGTTGTATGGAAATACCCATTCCTTGCTGATCCCGCGCTGCCTTTCAATAATCGACTTGGCCACGTTGTTCAGCACCACTAGGCGCTCGTCGCCATTCTTTACGCCCGACCGGGCGTGTCTCCCGCCGAAGTCAGCAGGGATCAGGAAAACACTGGTACCCAGTTCCGGCACCGATATCTCCCAATCCCACCTCAGCTTGCACACCTCCTGCTCCCGGCAGCCCGTGTTTACCTTGAACAGGGCCATCGTTTGCAGGTGGCCCGGTAACTCGTTGAAGAGGATCGACTGCTCTTCCCATGACATTGGGTAGGGCTTACGGCTCGACTTCTTCTCTTCGAGCTTCCTCAGCATGGGCACACTGTCCAGCCATGGCCGGCGATCATCGTCTCGCCACTTCCTGGCGCAGAGCGTCAAAACCCGGACCGCGCGCTCGATGGCGATGTTGATCGTTCGGTTGCTCACGGCCTTTTCAATGGTCCCATCCGGCAGAACCTTTTCTGTCTGCCGATCCCTGATGAACGGCTCCAGCGCCTGGTCATCGATATGCGTCAGCGGCAGGTGGCCCAGGTATGGGTGAAGCTGCTTCATGCACAAGGCAGTTAGGTGAATGGATGGCTGATCCTTGACCTCAAGGAGGTAGCGCATTGCCGCCTCCTCCCAGGTGTGCACCTGCCGAACGCCATACACCTTCCTTTGGCGCAACTGCTCGAGCTTGTGGATCAGGTACTGCTCTGCTTCTTCCCGGTCACCAGTTCCAGTACTCTCTCGAATTCGCTCCCCTTTGTAGACTTTGTCGATTTGCCAGACACCGCCCTTCTCGTAGAGGCCGGTGATCGTTTTTCGCGCCATGTATCATCTCCTCGGCGCTCGCTGCGGGGCCGATTGTTGTCCTCTCCGGTGGCTTTTTCAATCGCCTTGGCCTCGATGTAGGCGTCCGCCCACTCATCAAGCTCCTGGCGGTCAAAGGCCACACCCTGTTTTCCGATGGGGAATTCCCGCACGTTCGGCCTGACCGTCTTGTTGAACTCATCCCGGCACATGCCGAGATACCCAGGCGCATCGCCGAACCGGATGAACCGCGGCTGAATGCTTGAGGGCTTTGCTGCTGTGGCATTCGCCATGTCTTTCTCCATGCCCTTCAGGCCGTGAAGTGGTGCCAGACCTTCGCCGCGCGGGCGGCTTCTTCGGTGCGGAACATGATTTCTTTGGTGCCCGGCCAGCCCTCGGCCGTGTATTCCACCGATACCCACCAGGCGCCGAACTTGCGGTACGGCTCGCCGAGTATCTTCGTGACGTAGCAGTCGATCAGGTTCATGGATGGTCTCCTAGCTCAGTCCCAGTCGTGAGTGATCTTTGGGTTAATAGGTGGTGTGCACTGGAGGGTGGCCAGGTCAAGCAGAGTGAAATGGCCATCCATCCAGCCGGCAGTGTCGATGTGGTAGACGTTGCCCAGGACGGCCGGCTGCCGCAGCGGGGTGTGGCCGCATACAAGGGCGCGCAGGCCTTCTACAACCGCTTTGTCGCCATCCTGAATTCGGCTGCGCGACCACATGCAGGTGTTCTGCGTCAGCCTCAGCTGCTTGGCAGTCTCCGGCGCTTCAAGCGCGGCCCGCAGCTGATCCCAAGACGGGAATGGGCAGTCAGCGTGCACAACACCGACCAGGCCGCCCGGTGTTTCCACCTCGATGGCGATCGGCAATTCGCGGAACTGGGCAGCGAACTCTCGCTGTTCATCCCATGGCAGCCCAGCGAACCAAGAGCCACCGTTGTATACCCAGTTGTCCACGTCGCAGGTGTCGAACCGGCAGACGTAATCGTCGTGGTTGCCGCGCACCGGGTGGAACCATGGCTTGGCCAGCCAGCCGAGTACATCACGGCACTCGGGGCCTCGATCGACCAAGTCGCCCACGCTGAACAGCCGGTCAACTGCCGGATCAAAGCCAGCTGCGTCGAGGGCAGCCTGCAGCCGGGTGAAGTGCCCGTGAATATCGCCTACCGCGAAATCGCGGCCAGCCGTGTTTGCGGCGAAGCGCTTGATGCGCACCACCTCGATGTTTTCGAGCATCGGTGTCTCCACGCCGCCGGTGGCGGCAGGTTGGTGGTCAGGCCAGGTCAGCCAGGGCGAAAACGATCCCGCGGCAATATGGCTCTTCGTCTTCCACGACTTCGAAGGTGGCGTGCGGGATCTCGGTTTTGTAGGTCCAGCTGTAGCCGTCCTCCTTACACCACAGGGCCTCGATCGATTTGGCCGACTTCTGTCGCTGCACGTACTCGGCGAGCTCCTCATCGCCATCCAGGCAATCGCGATCAGGGAGGACGCCATCTGCATCGACGAATGCGGTGCCACCGTCGTAGCAGCCGATCTCCTCACGCCGGGCGCCGTAGAATTCCATCAGGTCGTCGCTGGCTCCGCAGAGGATCACCAGGCCAGCACTCTGTGCTGCGACGATCAGCGCGCCGGGGATGCGGGTCGGGTATTCGAGGCCGTTCAGTTGGGCGGCCAGTTCTTCTTTCGTCATGGCAATAGCTCTCCATGCCCGCGGTTGGCGGGCTTGAGTTGTTGGGGGGGTTAGGCTTCTGGTTCGAAGCAGCGTTTGTAGCGCGCGCGGTAATCGTCGCGCTCCAGGTTGTCATGCAGCTCTTGCTCGCGGCCGTCGGCCCACATCTGCTGATGGCGCTTATTGCATGTGAAGCCGGTATCCGACTCGCTTTCACCGTCGACCCACTCCAGCCATTTGCAGGTGTTGCAGTTCTTGCTCATCGCGGCCCCCTTGCGATCAGGTAGGCCATGTAGGCGAGGGCGATCATGGAATCAGCTCCTGTGGAACTTTGATGGTTTCGCCGCGGGCGTGGTGCACTACAGCGCGGGCTGCAGCTTCTGCCCGGGTGTCGCCGGGCTGGCGGTCCAGCGGATGACCTGACACGCAGGCCAGCCATGGCCAGCTGTAGCCGCGATCAATCCACATGCCGTGCTTCTGGATCAGATACTCGCCGGTCGCGTCGTCGATGGCCTGGCCGCCCAGTGGCAACTGAAGCTGGCCGGCCGCCGCCGGTATTGGGCCGTCTACCAACTCGACTGCCCAGAGCAGCGCCTTGCCGGATAGGTCGCAGGTTTGCACCTTGATCAGGCCTGGCATGATTCCACCTGCTTGCGGTAGCCGGCGTCATACAGCGCTTCGCAATCAGCCCGATTCACGCCGAAGCCAGTTGCCGCGTGCATAGTCTCGGCCATCTCCACAATGGCTTTCTCTCGCTCTTCCGCCTTGATCTGCTCGGGCGTGCGGACGGGGCGGAAGATTGAGGCCCACAGCAGTGTCCCCCAGCACTCTGGCGTCCCGGAAACGAATGCATGATCGCTGTTTCCGTGCATGAGCACCTGACCAGGCCACCACAGGTCGCGCTCAGCGTCGTACGCCTCGCAAACTGATCCAACTGGCGGAAGACCTTCACCATCCCAGCGCGCCGGTCGCGGCGTGATGTACTGAACCTGGCCGCGCGTGAAGTTGTGCCGGTTATCGCCGGTGCCGCCGCCATACGGATAGTCGCGATCCTCGGCGCCGACCACCGCGTACTGGTCCATGTTGATCCACACTTCGGTGATGCCGTGGTGGGCGACCAGACCGTGCCCGTCTGCCCACTCGGGCGCCTTGCTCCAATCGATCTTTCTCACAGCTCATACCTCTCATCAATCCAGCGCCCAGGCGCCAGAGCGGGTGTAGGTTCGGGTTGGGTTTCGTGCGGGGAGAGCTGGCGCTCGTTGTCGGCCTGCAGTTGGCTGTCGGGGATGCAGCTGATGCCGACCCCATTGAGCAGGTAGCAGGTGACGCCGCGCTGGCTGTCGTGCTGCACGTCGATGACGTTCTCGGTTGCGCTGGCACCGGTGGCCAGCAGCAGGAGGCAGAGGGCGAGTCGGGTCATGGCTTTGCCTGCTTAGTTGCGCGCCGCTTCTCGAAGAAGGCGTAAACCTCTTCCAGGCCTGCTTCGATAGCAACGATCTCGCGATCAAAATAGGCCTGGGCCTGGGTCTCGTCTTCAGGCGGAAGCTCGCCTGGTCCGGCCAGGCCGTTCCAGATCCACTGCATACCCCTTTCTGCGCCTTGGCCGTGCTGCCACTCGATCACCGCTCCGCGCATGCCAAGCAAATAGCGGCCAAACAAAAGATCGAGCTCTTTGATGCGCATGCGCGCGCCTTCGTAGTTCTCGCGCGATGCCTTGAGCTCATCAATCAGGGCGCATACCACAGCAGGATCAGCCAGAGATAAGTAACGTTCATCGGTTCCCAGCAGGTCGGCATCTTCGACCATTCCCCTCCAGCCGTGGGAGCGGATCACATCCTCGGCAGCGGCCTTGGCGGCGACATGCAGGGCGTCCAAATCGATGGAGTCGAGAGCAGTTTTTTCTACAGGCACGGTCGTTCCTTGGCCGCCATATCGCGGCAGTGAGTTGTACAAGTGGTTGGGTTCGGTACAAGAAAATCGGCCGGTGGTCCGATTCAGTTCTCAAGCTGCGATACCGAGATTGCGTCTCGCCTCGCTTTGGCTATGGTGAGAGTTCACCCGTGGCATACAACTAAAATCGTAGGAGGTCGACATGAGGATTCGCGGTGAAGTTTTCTGGGAGTGGGCTGATCCAACGCTTCACCACCGAACTCATGACGAAGAACTCGAGGATGGAACGGTCATTGATGTTCAGGTGCGATTGTCGCGGACGGGTAACACGCAGATGTTCATTGGGGTATATGCCGCGAGTGGCATGGCCCTTCACGAAGAGGCTTTCGATTCCAGACCTGGCGAGTCAATGACCAGGGCGCTGGCCTGGGGAGTGGGGCGGGCTCGCCGGATCGCCACCGATACCCAGCCGAAATTCGATAAAGTCGCCTGCTCGAAATAGAGGGGACAGGGGCTACAGCTGAGTGGAGTACAAATGTGCTCTAGGTGCCGGGACGGCTCTTGAAGGCGAGCCAGATGTAGTGCCGGCCCTTGGCGCTGATCTTGATTTTGTCCTTCTGCCTGTTCCAGCTGATAAGCCGAAGCTCTTCGAGGATGCAGGTGATGGTGTGGCCCTGGTGCCAACCGGCCAGAGCCTTTATGCAACCTTGAGCCAGCAGCCCCCGGTGGTCGTCATGGCCGAAGTTCGTCCCGGCGAAGCAGTTCTGCATTTGCTCATCGCTGACCAGGTCGGTAACGGCATTGATCTTCGGGTCTCGGCGGTAGCAGGTATGCGTCATAGCTTTCGCTCCAGAGCGGCGCGGGCAACTGAGCCATCCTCGATGAAGTCCGGCTCTTCACCGCACCAGAGAATGTTCAGCGGCTCGCCGCTTACGGTGTCCCAGTTACCACTCTCGAAATGGTAATGCTCGCGGTCGGCGTAGAAACTCAGGGCAGCGCGCAGACGGTCAACCTCGCCGGTATCGATCATCGGCCCGAACGGGATAATTGGCTTGCCAGTTGCCACCGCATCCCTCTCTGCCTCTTCTTTGGTCCACCAGATGGCAGTACCAACCATCCAGGCAACAGGGTCTGGGTGAGGCTGTGGTGCTGACTGGGCCAGTACATCGCGCAAGGCGTCATGCGGTATGCCGAAACCCGCCTCGAAGCACGCCTGCATGGCTTGCTCCACAAGTTCTCGCTTGACGCTTACCATCTCGGTGTTGCTGGATCGGTTTTCTGTGGGCATGGGGATACCTCGCCGAAAACTATCGGCTTGATTTGAAAGGTAGGGATGGGGCGACAGAGCCGCCCCTAGAAATGCATTCTTTCTGGTGTTACACAAAACGCCAGATGTCATACCAGTAGCCGATCATTGCCAAGATGCCGCAGAAGGCGAAGCCTTGGTAAAACGCTTCTTGCTTCGCCTCTTTCAGCCTCGATTTACAACATTTACATTTATGATGCGGGCACATAGGAGTTTTCCTTCTTTATCAATGCGTGAGGAAATGCTCCACACATCTTTGTAATGCGAAGGAAAAGGCCCCTTTTGGGGCCGTCGCGCATGACAGTTCGTCGGGAATTGAGAAGTTAAGCGGCCTTGGCGGACCGTTCCGCCACCCGCCACGGGTCGTTGGCTCTAGCGAGCGCTGCCATTGGTGGCGGGCTAACGCTGTTGCCGCACATGTGTACCTGCTCGGTCTTGGTGAACAGCTTGCCGTCGGCGCCCTTGTCGATGATGTAGCTGGCTGGGAAGCCTTGGGCGCGGTATAGCTCGTGTGGCTGGAGCATGCGCAGGCAGATATCCACGATCACGTACGGAGTGCCCTTGACGAAGACAGTGACCAGGCCAAGGCGATCCTTGGTGGTAACCGTCGGTGCCGGTGCGTCGCAGGCGCTGATGTTCTCCGTGCCGTAGTAGCTGATCAGGAACGCTGCTACCCGCAGGGCGCCTTCCTCATGCTCCGGCGACAGTTTGTACTCGACCAAGGCGTGGTGCTCGGCGCCGGCGGTCATTGTCGGCACCAGGTCATCTACGGGACGGCCTACACAGTTGCGTCGGAGCGTGGCCAGGCTGGCGGTCACGAGGCGCTGCTGGCTGCCGGTGTTGGTGACCGTGGTCAGCGGCTCGTCGGCGCCCTTGGCTGGCGTGGTGTTGAACCCACCGTTCGCCTGCTCAATGAACGCTGTGCAAACGCCCATGGCATGGGCCGCACCTGCTGGCCTCTTGTAGTTGCCGCCGCTGGTAATGGTTGGCACTGGGTCGGTGATGGATGAGCCTTCGCTGTTGAACCGGAACTTGACCAGGTGTGCCGATGCCAGGGCATGCCCGTTGCTTGCTGTGACGGTGCCAAGCGGAGAGCCAGCATCTTTGCAACCATCACCCCAACGCTGCACCCCGCCTGGCCTACCATCGCCATGGGCAGCGTTAATCATGACGGGGCTTGCCATGGCGAAGGATCCGCCGCGCGGCCAGGAAGTAACGGTACGCAGCGGCTCGTAGGCAGCCTGGGCCAGCTCTCCCGACCAGTTGGCGATCGGCACGATGAAGGGCTGCGGGTTGTCCAGCACGAACTTCTTCATGCCCTTGGCCACACGGCGCAGCGTTGCGGCTGCCAGCTCCTTCTTGCGACCGAAGATGCTTTTGCTCGGCACGCTCCAGTCGATGCAGTCGGCGGCCGTGCGCCACTTCTGCTGGCCCTTGGCTGGGATCTTGGCGTGGGTCGGCTCTGGCCACACGATTGGCTGTCCATCGCACCGGGCGATCATGAACAGGCGCTCGCGGCTGGTGGGTGCGCCGAAGTCGCAGGCCTTGATGACGCGCCATTCCACCTGGTAGCCCATACCTTCGAGCAAGTGCACGAACCGGCGCCAGGTGATGCCGCGACGTTTCGGGTCGGGGACCAGGAACTGCTGCTGCACCGGCACGCGTTCGCCGATGGCAGCCACGGTGCCGTCCAGCTTCATCACCCGCCCGGTAGCCTTGTCGCGCTTGGCGATCAGCGGGCCCCACTGCAGGATCTGCTTCACGTTCTCCAGGCTGATGACCCGCGGCCGCTTCTTGCCGGCCCACTTCAGCCCAACCCAAGACAGGTTGCGGATCTCGCGCTTTCGCGGCTGGCCGCCGGCGGCCTGGCTGTGGTGGGTGCAATCCGGGCTCATATGGAACCAGCCGACCGGACGGCCCTGGCATTCCTCATCCGGGTCACCGTCAAACACATCGGTGGTGAAGTGCCGCGCTGCAGGATGGTTGGCGGTGTGCATGCTTATGGCTGCAGGGCTGTGGTTCTTGGCCACGGTGACCGGCCTGCCCAGGCCCATCTCCAGCCCGGTACCGGCGCCGCCGCCACCGCAGAAGAAGTCCACCACGATCTCATCGTCTTGCGGATCGAAGCCAAGTCCGTACTGGGTTTTGAAGTCGAGCGGGTTCTTTTTCTGAAATGCAGACATGGGCGGTCCTCGCCGGGGAGGCGTTATCGTTGAATAGGGGAAGGCGCTGGCGGGCAGCGCCGAGTGATATGCTTCGCCGCTCACCAAACAAGGATGGTAGTAATGGGGTTGCGAGATCGAGGAAGATCGCCAAGATCAGGAGCTGCCGCGCTGAAGACCCGAACGGCATCATTCATAGGGCTCGCGATTTGGATAGCGTTTCTTTGGTTGGGAAAGCCATCTGCGTCGTTGATCAGCTATTCCGTGCCGTTTGGAATTGCTCTGATCGCCACAGGCCCCCTCGAACTGATCCCAGATCGTTGGCACAGGCTTAATTTCCTCGTCAATGCCCTGGCGACTGGATTCTTCTTCGTCAGCATCATGTTTGCGATAGTGGCAATCTCTTTCGCCCTGTCATTGAGCAAAAGCGAGCGTTCGATTTTCTGCCTTGCTGGATGGGCAACGCTGTTGATTGTTTACCATTTCGCAATCCCTCGGCTGAAGCGGTCGCCTTTTCACCGACTCAGCGAGGATAGAGGGATGTACAGCCCTCCAACGGATGACGATAAACGGAACTGAGATCAGATAGGCCAATGCCGGAGCAGATTAGTCGCTGGCGGGCAGCGCCGGAGGGTCAGGCGGCTTTTCGAACTGGAACGGCGCGCAGGTGGTCCTTCTCGTCGGCATCGCCCAGGTAAGGCTTCAGCTCGGCGCGGGTGTACTTGCCAGCCTGGGTAGTGTCGCTGGTGTAGCCGCTGTAGTTCGGCCCGAAGTAGGCCCCGCCGTGACGATCGGTCCAGATCATGTAGAGCGACTCCTGCGGCGGGAACAGGATGTTCTTCAAGGTTTCAGCCTTCTTGAAGTCCATCCGTGCAGCTGCTGCCGACATCAGTGCTTCCAGCCGTTTTCGGCGCACCCATTCATTGCGTTTGCGGCGCAGGTCGCCAGGGTTCACGGTCCAGATCTCGCAATTGGCAACGTTGGTGTAACCGTAGCGGGATGTGACCACCAACCACATCTGGCCACTGTTGTAGTAGGCGGTGCCAGGCAGCACACGGCCTTTGCGATCGCAAATCCAGACCTTCTGCCCGTGCTGCAGAAGATCGCCGTCTTTCGACTTGTAGTTGTGCTGCGGTACGACAAAATCAGCCAGGCGCCCTTGATTCCGATGCGACGCATGGTGGTGCTCAATCTTCTCCATGGCTGTGCAGATTCCAGGGCCCATGCCGCGCGGCTCGGCGGGAGTGAACTTGTAGTCGGTGAAAACGGCGCACAGGTAGTCGCGAATCTTGCGGCGGGTACGCTCCATCTCCAGGCGCATGACGTATGGCATGTGGAACTCTTTGTTCGACTGATGCCGTCCGCCATGGTCAGGGCGATCTGGAGCGTTCACGTTCTGGAACATCTCGAAGGTGATCGACCGACCGCTAACCTGAAGGTCCGCCTTCAAGTCGCCTTTGCTGCACCACCGCATGCCGTGGGCGATGCATTTGTAGTTCTTCTCGGCATCGAGGTTAGGCCCAACAGTCCAGCCCAGGCGATTGAGGGTCTGGATGATGCGCTTGAAAACCTCGCGCTTGAACTGTTTCTCCCAAGCGTCGGCGCCGCGGACGCCGCCGGCTTCGCGAGCAGCGGAGATGCCTTCTTCCCAGATGGACAGGCGGGCGTCGCCGAACGAGAGATTACCTTCACGTTGAATCTGCATTTTGGATGCTCCGTGCATGCGCCGCCCTCCGTGGCCGGATGCGGCATGGTGGCAATTTGAGGTGGGATGAAGTATTAGGGGGCTTTGAATCTAATCAGGATGGCGCAGATGATCGAAGTGATTGAGGACATCATTGGGAAAAATGAGGCAGGGCTCGTTTGCCATCCTTACAAGTATCTGCGAGGCGAGAAAAAAGGTTTCTTCAGTTACACCTTTGAGAACGACAACAAGACGTTCAAGGCAGTGACAGAAGATGATCTCCGTAAAATGATCGAAGCAGGGATGTTCAACGATCGCGGAAGAATTTTCATGCTTCCTGCAGGAAGCGTTACTGTGAAGTACAACGGTGCACTTAGGGTGACTCGATACAAGGGCGAATTGCTGCCGATAAGGGCGCTATGACCTCATCCCCAGGATCCTGTTGAATCATCATCATGCTCTTCCACCTCGGGCCTGAGATCAGGCCCGTTCTGCGACTAGGATCAGCCCGGTATCGTCCGGGTCGTCGCCGAGCTCAAGGCCCGGCGCGCGCAGCTCGCGGCTCAGCCTGAACTGGTCGAGCTTGCGCACCACGTTTACGCTAAGTTCGATTTTGTGGCGCGGAGGTGTTAGCAGCTTCACCGCTTCGTCGCGGGTGAGCTCATGCAGGCGATGGATCATTACAGTCATCGCCTCGCCCTGCTCCTCGATCCCGGCCCACTCCATCAGTTCCAGCAGGGCCTGTTTAGTCCCTGGTCGAACCTTCAAACGCAGGTCTTCTTCCTGCAACCGTGCGGCTTTGGCGCGGCGCTTCTCGTCGCGTTCCTTGGGTGACATCGCCATACGGCACCTCCATGATTCCGCTGGGCGGGATGTGTATGTGCAGCTGGCGGCGACGCTGCTGCGTGAGCTTCTGGATGCGTCTCATGGGTGGCACACCTCAATGGGCGTTTTCTTCGTCGAGCCAGACGGCATAACCACTAGTAGACGCTTGTTTCCTCGGTATACGCCCCAAGGCTGACCAGTGGACCTGGCCATGGCCGCCGCGTACTTCACGGCGGGCACAGGCTGAGACATGGTGGCGATCATGGCCTACCCCCGATTCCGCTGGAGCGGGAAGTCAATGTCGAACTCGGCAATGATGCGCGCGAACCTGCAGTTACCGATGCCCAGCTCCAAAGTCACGCCCCACCGGGACATGCCGGTATCACGCAGGGCAATGATCTTGTCGGCGAGATCACGATCCTCCTGGCTCGGTTCGGCTTTTGCCTTCGCCGGTGTGGCCGGCTTCGGCGGGCTGAAGAACCTGAATCCTCCCCGCGCCGCTACGCCCCAGAGAGCGGTCTTGGTTTCGCCCAGGAGCTTTGCAACCTCGCCACAGGTCATGGTCTTGGCGAGCTCTTCTACCTGAGCTGTGCGTGCCTTGGCGCGGTTTTTACGCTCGCCGCCGCGCTCCTGCTTGACTGGCGTGACCCGCTTTGGCGTCGGCTCAGGGTGATGGCGCTGCCGGAAGGGCACGTACTGGAACCCCTCAAGCACAATGATCTGCCCGCCAGACGCGAAGAAGGCCGCTTTTGCGGCCTCCAGGTCGATTGATTGGTTCATGGTCACCTCATGCAGCGATTCCGAGCACGCGATTCATGCGCTCGTCGAGGATTTCGTAGAAGGTCTTCACGCGCTCGGACAGCTTGCGGATCATCGCCTCGTCACGGTAGGCGCGCTTCACGAACAGAGGCATGCCAGGCCAGTAGCAGATGAAGTCGATCCACTCGCGCTCCGATACCCACAGGCCGCCCTGGCACTGGGCAACGTGCTCTTTCGGGATCTCGCCGCCCAGGATCACGTCGACCTGCAGCTTTGGCAGCTTGGTCTTGATCTCGGTCAGGCCCTTGTCGCCGACTAGGGCGTCTGGCGAGTAGCCAATACCGTGATTGAGGATGATCCCCACCTGGTGGGTCTGGACGTCCTCGCGGTCGCAGTACAGGATCCGGGCGGTGCCTTCCAGTTCGTGACCGCGCTCGGTGTGACGGTTACCGGTGAACGGGTCAGCGGCCTCGCCGGTGATGCGCTCGCCGATCAGCGTGTTCATGTAGGTGAATGCGCCGGCACCGAAGCCTGCCTCGCCTTTGCCGTTTACCAGCAGGCAATCCAGTTCGCTGCAGGTGATGATGCCCAGGCGCAGGTCTAGCCAGGCCTGGGTGCCTTGCTCGACGTCTGAGATGATCTGCATGGCTTACTCCTGCGGCCGGTTGGCCGATTTGGTGAGGCGGGCTAGCACAACGTCGAACTCGCATTTGTAGACGTTGGCGGAGCAGCCGTATTTGGCCGTAAAGTTGTCGACCAGCACTTGGGTACATTTCTTCAGCAGCGCGTCGAGCTGTGCGGCTTGCCGCGGGGTGATGACCGGCTCGTCAGGCGCCTGCGTCTGTACGGCTCCTTGGCCGTCATCGTCTTCGCCGGTAGTGGTGAAGTTCAGAAGAGCGCCTGCCGTGTAGCGCTTCCCGTAGCTGACAGAACTGGCAACGGCCTGGACGGCATTCTTGCTGCCGGTAGCATCGGCTGGCAGGAGGATTGATGTGGTTTCCCTGTGGCCGTCTCGATGACTAAGCACGCCCTCAACCTCGATGCCTTTGTCGGTGCGTGGAATTCGGAAGGTGAGTGCAAAGCCGTGCTTCGCCAGGATGGGCTTCAACTCTTCGTTGATGTCCTCCCATAGGGCGTAGGTAGATTGGACGTTCTTGTACTTGTCCTTGATTGCGCCGCGCTCACGGATAACCGGAAGCTCTTCCTGCATGGCGGCTAGCGCGGCATCGAACGCTTGCTGCGCCTGTTGCGCTTGGTGCTGGCGGTGCATCGCCATCAATCGCTCCATCTTGTCGATGTCTGCATTGGGCGACATTGCAACTTGCTGGATGATTTGCAGGATGGTCGCCGACTCGGCGGCTACAGCCTGTGGCTGGGAATGGGTTTCGACCCTGGCTACTTGGCTCATGGCGACCTCAGAAGTTGATGGTGATGTTCGGGACTTCGCGGCGGGCGATCTTGAGAACGATGGACCTGGCCAGCTCCTCGGTGATGTTCAGTGACATCAACGCTGTTTTGGCCTCGCCCATGACCTTTGCCTTGTGGGCTTGGTCCCGCTCGCGGGCCTCTTGCTGCCGGAGGATTTCGGCTGCTGCTGCATCGGCGCGACGACGTTCTTCCTGGCGCGCCTGCTCGGCTGCTTCCTCTTGCCGTCGTGCGGCGTCTTGGCGCTCCTGCTCCATTCGCTGCTCGGCCGCAACGCGGTCGGCCTCGGCCTGAATGCGAGCGCGCTCGGCTTGCTCGGCCTGCAGCTTGAGTTGCAGGCGCTGGTTCTCGGCTTCGCGCTCTTGTGCGGCAGCCTGGTCAAGCAGCTCCTGCTCGCGGCGGGCTGCGGCTTCACGCGCTGCCTGCTGCTCTTGGGCCACACGCTGACGCTCCGCTTCGACGGCGGCTTCCTGTGCCAGACGGATGCGGTCCTGCTCGGCGCGCTCTTCTGCCTCGCGGCGCAGGCGGGCCAGCTCGGCCTGCTCAGCCTCGAACTGCTCGCGCTTCAGCAGGGCAGCCCGCAAGGTGGTCAGAACCTTGTCCTTGGCGTTCGCTGCCTCGGCCTCGAATTCCTCCCAGTGGGCGCCGAGCTGCATGCCTTCAGCTTCAGCAATCAAGCCCTTGAGTTGCAGGGAGTTCAGTTCGCCCAGGTCGTCGGCAAGTGTCTTTAGCCAGTTCAGGCGGTCGTTGTGGCGATCGATGCGGGAATCCTCGGCGGCTTCCCACTCGGTGAGCGGCCTGCGCGTTTCATCCCGCAGCGTGTCCATTTTGGTCACGAACTCGCGAAGCTCAGCTTCGACTACCTTTGGCATTTCCTTGAGCCGGCGCAGGTAGTCGCGGCCTGGCTTCTCGACAGCGGTCTTCGACTTGCTGACCTTGGCGGCCAGGCTGGCGATGCGCTCGCGGCCCTTGCGGGTGGTCAGGTCGGGCACTTCGCCTTCGACCTCAGCCTTCACCAGGTCGATAAATTGCTTCAGGCCGCCGGCCACGTAGATGGCCGGGGCGTTCTCCTCGCTGATCTCTTCGATCGCGATCAGTTTCTGTTCTGCGGACATTAGAAAACCTCGCGCCAGGCCGGCGCCGTCAGTTGGAATAGGGAATCGCCAGGTCACCCAGGCACGGAGGTACGCTCCAGGCCCTGGCTGCGGTGGATGGTCGCGCGCTCTCGCCGCTTACGCTCCCGAAGGGGTACGGTTATCCCGAAGGGCCGCCGTGCTCGGCTACGTGAATCAGGAAGTGATGCTGCCGGCCAGTGCGCTGGCGAGCATGAAGAAGGTGCAGGCGAAGAGCATGGAGAAGGAGCCGCGCAGCATGTAAAGGCGCTTGGTTCTCTGGTAGCTGGTCATCGCTTTGGCTCAAGGGACTTGATGGCCGACTTTCCAAGTGCTCGCAGCGAGCGGCGGAAATTTCCGAGGTCGCGGCGCGCTTTCTTGCGCTCCCTGACGAAGTAAAAGGCCCTGGTGCAGTGGACGCATCCTTGCTTGAGCAGGTAATCCATCACCTCTTTGTCATTAAGGCTTCGGTCTTCGTCTTGAGACCACTCTCGGAATGCTTCCCACATGTGCGTCTTGCGGCGATTTTTCTCGTCATACAGGATCTGAAAATGCTCTTCGCTGCCGTTTGGCCAAGGCAGTTCGCCAAGTTCGGGGAATTCATTGACAGGCTTCGGGCCAATCAAGTCGAAGCGATTTTCGCACTGGCCAAGGTGAAGCCCTATCTCAGCCGTCAACAACTTGATCCGCTGCAAGACCGATTCGTGAGCGGCCAGGGTGATGAGTATCGAGCGCTCAAGCTTCATGCCCGCACCTCGTAGGCCAGCGTGCACATGCCGCAGAGGTAGGCCCGGCCAGACCAGGCCGCCGGGTTCTCGATGTGAGCCATGCGCGCCTGATTCATGGCGTCCTCCATGGTCAGGCCCTTGAACACCATCAGGATGCGGTCGTCTGGCAGGGCCTGTGCAGCCTCGGCGACTTGGTCGTCGATGATCGACGGGAAAACCGGCGTAGTCATGCAGCCTCCTTGCGCCGCTCAGCAATCCGCCGAACGCGCTCGCAGTAGTGTTTGAACTCCTCGGCGTCGATGGCGAGGAGGGAGAAGTAGGCCACCACCAGGGTCTCGGCCTTGGCATCCTCGACCGGGCCAGAGCTAGGCAGAAGCATCGTCTCGATTGCGGCCTCGATCGCGCTGATCGCTACGCTGTGCGGGCTCATTGCGCGTCCTCGGCCTGGGCCAGAACTCCTTCCTTGGCGAATGGGGTGAGCAGCTGGCGGGCGATTTCCTCAAGCTGTGCCTGGGGGTTGGCGACGCTCATGATCTCGTCGGCGCATGCCGCTGAGTCGCTGGTGACTTTGCAGCGCGCCGCCAGGACCAGGCGCCCAAGCACCGAGTTGCTAATGCCCGACAGGCCAAGCTGGCCCATCACGAACTCATCAACCGCCTGGGCGAAGCGCTCGTAGGTGACGCCCCGCTGCCGGAAGTTGCGTTGGAACACGAAATCTCGGCGCGCCATCAGCTCAGCGATGCCGTCGCCGATCCAACGGGCCTCAGCTTCTTCAGCCGCACATGCGCTCACCGCCGGCGGCAATTGGTTGTCGTACTGCCATTGTGCTGCTCGAAGTGCGCCCATGGTCGCCTCCAGATGCTGGGTGGTTACTCGTAGTCGCCTGCGTCGGCGGCATAAGCACCAGGATTGGGATGGTTGTGATCCTCTTCGCCGCAAACACGGCACTTGAGGTAGCTGCAGTCGAAAGTGCCGCCAGGCACTGAAGCGTCACCGCCCCAGTCGCTGACGTACTCCCAGTCATGGTCGACTTCGCCGTCGACGACCTCGCATTTGGTATCGCTCATGGCGACCTCTTTAGGTTGTGCAACCGCATTGGCCAGGAGCCAGGCGCGGGTGACCAAACCCACCGTGAAAGGTGGCCTGGCGCCTGCCAATGCGGTCGAAGTGAAGGGAAGGGGATGCAAAGGCCGGGCGCTACCCCGGCAGCTGGCTTGGCGTGGACCCATCCAGCGGCGCAATTCGTTTACCCCCAGTGCGAGGGAAGGGACGTCCACAGGTGCTTCGGTAACCGCGCCCTGAGCTGGGCGCTTCTCTGCATCGGGGTGTGAACTGGCAGGAGCCAATCCCTGCATCGACCGGTGTTCGTTCCTCCCGATCTCGCTGGATAGAAGCTGTGCTGCTTGGCGGCAGGATTCAGTTCACACTCCGATGCAGCCTGCGATGGGGAGCAGGGCATCGGGCCGTCTTTCCGGCTGTCAGGGAATCAGTCGACGCCGATATTTCCGCCGCCTGGCTTGGCGATGGTCTTCAGCATCTCGCGCTGCAGCTCTCCAATCGCCCAGGCCGCAGCCATCACTGCAACGTCTCGGCACATCGCGCCTTTCACATCGAAACCCTCGACGCTGATGCCGTCCTTGGTGACGGTCACGCGCCCCGTTTTTCGAATCTTCATCTCGTCATCGGTTGTGTACATGGTCGGCCTCCAGTGGATTCCCAAAGCACCCGGTCGCCCAGGTGCTTCAGTGAATACGTGGTGGTGATGGCTCTTTGCCGCTGGTAATCTCAGGTGCGGTGAAATCAGAGGCGAAGGCCATGGACCCGAAGAATCTCGCGGTACTGATGCAGCTCAAGCAAGCCATGGAAAAGGCGAACCCTCCCGCCATTCCCACTCCATTCGAACCGCCGCCACCGAAGAAGCCAAAAAGCGGCTGGATCGTCGCGAACTGCCGGTTCTGCAAAACGACAAAGTTCAGCTACCGGGCTGACTGGGTGAATCCTCCGGTGATGTGCGACGGCTGCCGCAACGAGCGGAAGACGCGCTACAAACCAGGCGAGGGGGACACCCTTTATTCAGCCACCAAGGTGTTCCATGGCGGCTCTCCAGGTTCTGGCAAAGGCAAATAATGCTGTCCGCATATCCCTCATAAGGGGTATCTGGAGAGCATCCTGCCCGCTGATCACGGGCAGGTAATCTCCACTTCTTGCACAGGCCAACGGTCGCTTTCCCGTCAGTAGCTTCCAGCGCGACACGGGATCATGGTCCCAAGGCCAAACGCTTACTCGCCACCACGCAGCCTCTCCAGCTACGCCCTCCGAATGAGGTCTCCTGTGCCCAGCGCCGACATTAGGTCGAATCGCTGCGTACCGTTGCGCGGTACGTCCGCTGGCTATGCATCGGCCAGCTCGGCGTTCATCTGGTTGTTAAAGAGCAGTGAGGCTTGAGGGCCTCCCGAGGGGCTGTGTAGCGCCGCCCGGTGATGTGAACATTAGGCATTCCTTCTTTTCTCGTCAATAGGTATTCCTAACTTTTTTCATGCTGGCACAAAAAAGCCCGCGCTAGGCGGGCCTCATGATGGGCGTAGGTTTCGGTTAAACCCCTGGGCTGACGGATACCTGCCCAGGAATGGTGTTGCCTTTATCATCAGTGAGCCTGATGCCGCCAATCTTCACCCTGAAAAAGTGGTGCGTGACCTCTCCCTCATAAGGGTGTGCCAACGTAGGGGATGAGTGGAACACGCTCTGGCGATAGAATGGAGCCGTCGGAATAGCGGTCACACACAAGAAAGCCTTCTGGCGCGCTGCCACTAGGCTTCTCGCATCTGCCTCTATGTAGGGGTGCGGAAAGGTGAGGGGGCTCTTAAAGATGGGATCAAGCACCAGGTGAACAGTGTCTGCCTTGCGGATCTCAACGACTGCTGTTGCTCCAAAAGAATTCTGCCCCGCGTACTCGCCAATTTTCTTTGACCCAAATGAAGCATCCAGGCCAGGCATGAAAACGGCAGGGTCACTGAATGTCTCGCCATTTTTCTCTCGATAGCCTGAAATCTGGGCGTCATAGAGCCATTCCTTGTGGATGGCGCTACCTGTCGAAGAGTCGAACTTTACGCTAGATTCACTGACGCTCTTGCACACCTCAAAAGGCTTTAGCTTCTTCATTCGAAGGTTGAAGTCTACGTCGGTCTCAAACTTTTGCTGAGCCCCGCCGATATCGTCAACCATCTTTGCCAGATCGCTTGGGGTGGCGATTTTATTGAATGTCAGCCCCCTGGAGTCCGCGAATGGCGAGTAAGCGACCTGCTGGGCAGGTCCGGTTCCAGCCCCTGAAGAGCAGCCAACTAGCACAGCCAGTGGCAAGATAAATGATAGCTGGCGAACATGAGGCGGCATAGGCATCCCTCCCTGTGAAGTGAGGGGCCATCCTACCACTCTGGCTACCGGCCATCACGCAGGCGTAACGCTGGAAAATCAGTCGTTCTGAGGGAGGTCTTTGGGCTTTACAATCAGGCCTAGCATTGCAACCAGGTAGAACAAGGCCCACCATGTCCAGAAGGCGATCAGTAACACCGACGTTCTGGTGAGCGGCTTATCAGTGAAAACGTTGAGCTGAATCTGAAGGAGCAAAAACCACATGACCGCAATATTTCGCAGGGCTGCTAGAGAGATTTCTCTAATTGTTGCAACGTTTGCGGCAACAATGCCTATATACCTCCTTCTTGACTCCCAGATAGCCCTTGACAGCCCTATTATCATGGCCGCAATCAAGCTGGCGACTACGCTATTAGCTATGTTGCTGATATCCAAGCTGCCTCCATTTCGAAAAAGCCGAGACGAATCCCGGCCGGCAAAATAGCCTCTTCAGGATCTCTCGATACGGCCTGCTTTTACCTCTTCCCCATACCCCACCAGCCGATCCTCCCCATCCTGCATCACCTGGCAGATCCTGATCACTGCCTGGGCGTCGTGCTCGTTTCCGGCCTCGCTCAGGCGAACCGCAATCCGCATCAGCTCGACTGCCGACCATTTCAGGTCAGAGGCAAGGCCTTGGAGGTCCCGGCGGAGGTCTTGATTGGGCTTGGTTAGGGGCATGACCGGTCCCTACAGGAATACCGATTTGGGCATTTTGCCGTCGACGACCGTGCCAACGATCTCCCATGCGTCGTCAACAGCTCTGGTCGGGTAGGCTGAGTTCAGTGGCTTCAGGTATAGCTCCCCAGCATCGCGAACAAGCTGTTTGAAAGTCGCTTCGTTGGTGCTGGTCATCCTGGCCACGACAAACTGCCCCGGCCTTGGCTCAATGTCTGGAGCTATCAGAATCAGGAAGCCCTCAGGGAACGACGGGCTTCCCGAAGACAATGTCATTGAGTCGCCAATCACCCTTAGCCAGAAGGCGTCCTCGCCAGCCCATACGTCAGACGTGTGCTGGGGGCATAGAGCAATGTTACCCATCTCGACCGCCTCCCTAGCGATACCGGCCTGAACCCAACTAATTTCGGGGTAGGAGAAGGATCTTGTGGGCTGCAGAGCGGCTTCCACATTTGAGCTTTCTACTTCGCCAGATGGCGATTTTTTCATTGCCCCCCTTCCGGTTGCTAGCCACTTGGGCGTAACGCCCAAATGCTCAGCGGCAAGGAGCAGGTTTTGCCCCTCGATGGTTTTGGTCTTGCCCGAAAGCCAATCATTCACCGAGGGCGCTGTGATTCCGCAGGCGCGGGCTAGTGAGGCCTGCGTGATTTTCGGTGGGCCAGCCATGACTTGGCGCAAACGTTCTTGAAGTGTGCTCATTAGGGCAGCCTAACACCGGGCATCTAAGGTATTCCTATTGACCTGAATAAAAGGTATGCCTAATATCTCTACCTAAGATTCCAGCCGGAGAGACCAGGCATGAACCCCAGCGCAATTATCGACGCTCTGGGCGGGACATTTCGCGTAGCCGAGCTGTGCGAGGTGCGCCCGCCATCGGTGAGCGATTGGAAAAAGCACGGCATTCCTCGTGCCCGAATGATGTTCCTGCGCGTAGCTCGCCCGGATGTCTTCAAGGCCCTGGAGGAAGAAGCCCAGGAAGAAGCTTCCCAGCCCAGCGCTAGCGCAAAGAAAACCGCTGCTTAACCACTTTCAACCACAAAGGAACCAACCGTGTCGTACTTCGACCCCGACCACCTGCACAACAAGCCCACCAAGGTTCGCTTGGATGAGGCTGCCGACGACTTGCTGTCGGCCATGGCTCGATTCAAGCGCACTCAGAAAGCTGTGCTCGCCAGGGAAATTCTGGAGCGCGGTCTCGACCAGATGATGCAAGAGCTTAACGCGAAGACTGACGTGGCCTGAAGTGGCCGAGGAGGCCCTGTGCCAGAAAGCAAAGAGCTGGGAATCCAGCTCGACGGGAAGGGCAATTCGGATCTGGCGTATCTCGCCAGGCAGAAGGGCTTAACCCCTGAGCAACTGGCGGCACGAATCATCAATGAGGCTCTCGACCGCATGACGAGAACAGAGCCTGGCCGAAGCAACGTTCGGTCGTTTCGCAAGGGCTAATAAGCCCCTGAGGGACTCATGAGGAACTGCCGTTGAAAGAACTATCACCCAAAACGCAGACGCAAAAAAGCCGGTGGCTAGACCGGCTTCTTGTACTGCATTCGTAACGCTTGTGTGAGGTCATCATATATGCACCAGACCATCCAAAGCAATACCGTGGCCCTCGCGCCACAAAATGCGAACCACGATTTCGTGGCGCGCACAGTAAACCTGTTCAATTTCGAGGGGTTCGACGTTCGTGTCGTGCTCGTTGATGGTGAGCCTTGGTTCTCTGCCCGTGATGTGGCTGAAGGTCTCGGCTACTCCAATCCACAAAAAGCCGTGCGCGACCACTGCAAAAGCCCGCGCCCGGTGGGGGTGAACGATTCGTTCACCCTTGGCCCGTCGGCAAACATCATCCCCGAGCGTGACGTCTACCGGCTGGTAATGCGCTCGAAGATGCCTCAAGCCGAACGCTTTGAGGAATGGGTGGTGAGCGAAGTGTTGCCCAGCATTCGCAAAACGGGTGGTTATACCGCCCCCGCCCAGCCCGCCGACCTCAGCAAGCTGGAGATCCTCCAGATGGCCCTGGAGTCGGAGAAGGCCCGCGTCCTGCTCACCGTCCAGGTCGAGGCCCAGGCCAAGAAGATCGACCACCTGGAGAACCTGTTCAAGGAAGGCATGAGCCACGTCCAGTTCTGCAAAGGCCTCAATGGGGTCAACGTGATGCAGGTTGGGCACTTCCTCGAGCGCCGCAACTGGCTCTACAACGAAAGCAAGTCCGGTACCCGATACCGTGTGGCCGCCTACGCCCGCGACAAGTACATGACCGAGCATCAGCAGGAGATCACCCCGCACGGGAAAGAGGCGTTCATCAGCTACACGCCGATCCTTCTGCGCAAGGGCGCCGTGCGCCTGTACGAACTGTACCTGGCCGGCGAGCTTCCCATGAAGAAGAACTGGGACGGCCTGCACACCCACGACAAGGCCGTGCGGGGTGCAGCATGACTCCTGAGGATATCCAAAAAATTCGCCAGATTTTCGAAAGCATCTGCGCAGAAAAGATGGAGTTCTTGCATCGAGCGCACAGGGCCGAGAGGGCATCGGTTATCTGGAAAGCTTTTGCGCTCACAGGCTGGTCGATTTTAGGAATGTCTCTGTTGCTTGGAGTACTGCCATGAGCATGGAATTGATGGTCAAGGCCATGAAGACCAAGGTCGGCAATCCGCTGCGCAAGCTGGTGCTCATCAAGCTGGCCGACAACGCGAGCGACCAGGGCGAGTGCTGGCCGTCGTATCAACACATCGCCGACCAGTGCGAGATCGACCGGAGCACCGTTCGCAAGCATATCAAGCACTTGGAGGCTCAAGGCTTGGTGCGTATCGAAAACCGCGAAGGGCCGAAGGGAAACAGCTCGAACCTGTACCGCATAACCCTGTGCCGACCTGTAGGCCCAAACAGCACCCCTGTAGGCCCAGAAAGCACAGGTGTAGGCCCACAGCCTACAGGGGGTGTAGGCCAAGAAAGCACCAGAACCAGTCACTATTTTGAATCAGTCACTGAACCAGTAGAGCAGACGGTCGCTGCCGCTCCCTCGGCGAAGAAGAAGGCTCCGAAGTTTGATCCGATGACCTGCAAGCCAACCAACGTCAGCGAGCAGACCTGGGCCGACTGGTGCCAGCACCGCAAAGAGATCCGCAAGCCACTGACCGCCACCACCTGCGAGAAGCAGGCCAAGACGCTGGCCGGCCACCACGCGCCCGACGCTGTGATCAACCAGTCGATCAGCAACGGCTGGACCGGCCTGTTCCCGGAGAAGGTGTTGCCAGGTACTCAGGCGAACGGCAGTAGCCGCCACCACGGCTTCAACGACAAGGACTACACCAGCGGCCTCAAGCGCCGGGAGGATGGCAGCTATGCGCTCTGAGAAAGTCACCCCGATCAACCAGTCATCCCTTGTTGATCGCATCCAGCCAGCCGAGTGCGAGAAGCACGGCCCCTTCGAGCAGAAGGTCACCATGCTGCTGGGCAAGGCTCTGCGCAGCCACTGCCCTGAATGCGCTCGCATTGCCAAGGAAGAGCGAGAGGCCCGCGCAGAGGCCGAGCAGGCCCTGAACGTGCGCCTGGCGATCTCCCGCAAGCTGGGAGACTCGCTGATCCCGAAACGCTTCGCGGATCGCTCCCTGGCGAACTACAGGGCAGAACACAAGGGCCAGGCCGAGGCGCTGCGCTTCTGCCGGCACTACGTGAAGACCTTCGACCAGATCGCCGAGAACGGGCGCTGCATGGTGCTGCTGGGCAAGCCAGGCACCGGCAAGACTCACCTGGGCGCCGGTATGGCCAACGACCTGATGCGCAACACCTCACATTCAGCCGTGTACCGCACTGTCGGCTCAATCCTGCAAGCCATCCGCGCCACCTACGACCGTTCCAGCGAGGCGACCGAGGCCAGCATTCTCGCCAGCCTGATCGAGCCATCACTGCTGGTGCTGGACGAGGTAGGCGTGAGCAAGGAGCAGCCCAGCGACTTCGAGCTGACGACCCTGTTCGCGATCATCAACGGCCGGTACGAGCAGGTGAAGCCAACGGTGGTCATTTCCAACCTGGATGGCAGCCAGCTGCCAATGGCCATGGGCGAGCGCTGCGTCGACCGCCTGCGCGAGGGCGGGATGATCGTGGTCCCGTTCGAGTGGGAATCGCATCGTGGCAAGGAGGGCATCTGATGATCGTTATCGCATGTGGTGGACGAGATTTCGCTGATGGTGCGTTTGTGGTGAGTGCGCTGGACGCCTTGCACCGTAAAACCCCGATCAGCGTATTGCTCAACGGCGGTGCAACTGGAGCTGATCGCCATGCCTTGATGTGGGCAGCTTCTGCGGGGGTTGACCACATCACCTACCACGCCAACTGGAAGAAGCACGGTAAGGCGGCTGGCCCGAGGAGAAATACCGAGATGCTCAAGGCGGCAATCAGCATTGGCGCGCAACGTGGCGAAACGGTAGGGCTCGTTGCCTTCGCAGGCGGCGCAGGAACTGCCGATATGAAGCGCCAGAGCCAGAAAGCCAACGTGAAAGTCTGGGAGCCAGTCCAATGACGCCAGCACAAGAGATCACAGTTGCCCAGCTCAAGAACCAGGGCTTCGCGCAGGTCGTGGAAGGCCGGGAAATCGTCCGCATGACCAAGGGCGCCGACCGCCGTGTCGTGATGGCAGATGGCAGCCAGAAGCGCGGGTATCACGTTGAGTTCAAGCGCGCCGGGCAGCCGGCCGGGGAGGGGGTGTGATGAATCTCACCATCAAGCAGTTCGAGGAAGAAACCCGCGCCGCAGCGCAAGAGATCCAGCGCCGGGTCCGCGCCCTGGTAGGCCGGAAAATCAAGGTGCTCAGCGACTACAACGGCCAGTGCTACGGGTCCAGCAAGCCGTCGCAGAAGGGCAAGACGCTGACCATCGCCTCTGCTTCCGTGAATGACAGTGGGTATCTGACCGTCCGCCCAGTTGAGTTCAACGTCTACATGCGCGCCGACGAGTTCGAGTTGGTTGGCGACCAGGCGGTGATCGAGGAGAAGCACTGATGGACACCAACAAGATGCGCGAAATGCGCGAAGCCTTCGAGCGCACCAACTCCCGTGACCATCGCCGCCAGCCGCCGAAGGGGAACAACTACATCGATCCGATGGCGCAGGCCGATTGGGAGTCGTTCCAGAAAGGCTGGCAGGCCTCCCGCGAGGCCGTGGCGGTGGAGCTGCCAAAGTTCGACGATTACCCGGCCAGCATGGAGCGCGATATGCGTGAATCGCTGCGCTCCGCGATCGAGGCCCAAGGCCTGAAGGTGGCGCCATGACCGATCTCAACTTGATGTCTCCAGCTGCACGCTCAGCGGCAATGCGCGGCGGAATGGATGGCTGGGGCCAGGTCGGCGGCCTGCCGGGCCAGATCCGGTATCACGAGCCTGTCGATTCGAAGTCGCGCCGCCTCTGTGGCTGTGGCTGCCGCCGGCGCGCCACGCATCGCGGCATGGCCAATGGCGTGTGCCTGACCATGGGTTGCGACCTGTCTATGCGCCGCTGGGTGAAGGAGGCCAACCATGGCTGAGAAGATCAGCGTCAACTGCCAGGCAAAGCTGTCCGAGGCCGTGACCATGCTCACCCGCATGTTCCGCGACAAGAAGTTCGTCGTGGTCACCATGCGTCCGGGCAAGGATCGCACCTTGGACCAGAACGCTCTGTGGTTCGCCATGTACGACCGCATCGCCAAGAGCACTGAGATGGGCGACATCGAGGACGTCCGCCGGTACTGCAAGCTGCACTTCGGCGTGCCGATCATGCGCGCAGGTTGCGAGGAATTCCGCACCGGCTGGGCCGAGTCGTTCATTCACCTGCCGTATGAGGTGAAGCTTCGCCTGATGGGGCCGTGCGCGATGTTCGGGCCGGACGGATTCCCGGTCACCAGGCTTTTCGACCGGGCCCAGGGCTGCCAGTACACCGACCGCATCGTGGCCGAGTTCGCGCCGCAGGGTGTGGTGTTCAGCGACTTGCTCAGCGAGGAGGCGGCATGAAGCCTGGCTATGGAGCGGTAACTGCGCTTCTTGGTGGTGCCCTTGCGGCGCAGTTGGCCGTAATGGGCATCTACATGAACACACCGGGCTTCTGGATGATCTTCGGAACCTCGCTGGCCATGGGTGGAGTTTTCTACAAGTGGGGTGACGAAGTATGAGCCACCAATGCGAATGCCACCGCTGCATCGAAGAGCACCGGTTAGGCATGGAAGGTCCATTCGGCTGGGTACCGTTGTCGTCCACCAAGATGATTCTGTGCCCGGTGTGTGGCTGCAAGCGCTGCCCCCATGCGAGTGATCACGACCTGGCGTGCACCGACAGTAACGCGTTTGGCCAGCCTGGGAGCGTGTACCAATGACCACCCTGAAAACACCGAAGCCGAAGAAGTGCAAAGCACCGGGTTGCGGAAAGCCCTTCAGCCCAACCATGACCACACAGAAGGTGTGCAGCATTGCCTGTGCCAAGGCTATGGCCAAAGACCCGAAGCTGCAGAAGATCGCGGCCAAGGCCATCACCAAGCAAAAGCGCGAGGACCTGCAGGAGCGCCGGGAGAAGCTGAAGACTCGCCGCGAGCACATGGCCGAGGCGCAGACCGCGTTCAACGCCTACATCCGCGAGCGTGACGCCGGCCTGCCGTGCATCAGCTGCGACTCGAGCCCGAGCGACCACGACCTCATCACCGGCAGCCGCTGGGATGCCGGCCACTACCGGTCGGTTGGAGCCTGTCCTGAGCTGCGGTTCGAGCCGCTCAACGTCCACCGTCAGTGCGTGAAGTGCAACCGCAACCTGTCGGGCAACGCGGTCGAGTACCGGATCCGTCTGGTGAAGCGCATCGGCGCCGACCAGGTTGAATGGCTCGAAGGGCCTCATAAGCCCCAGCGCCTGACCATCGAAGACCTGCAGGCCATCAAGACCCTGTACAGGCAGAAGCTCAAAGACCTACGGAGGGCAGCGGCATGACGCCAGCGTGGGGGTTTTTGATTTTGGCCGCCCTCATGGTGGTGGCCGGCGTGGCGCTGTCCTGGGCCGGCGCAGTGCGCCGCAAGCGCAGCTACGAAGAATTCATTTTGAGAAAGGCCAAACGGGCAGGGGGTGGGCAGTGAATTATCAGAACGTGGTATCGGCAGTGGTCCGCGCCCTGGCGGCGGAAACGATCAACAGCGCAGGCGGGTGCGAGTTCGAGCCGAAGGTTCAGGCGGCCAAGCAGAAGGGCGCCATCGTGGGCAAGGAGGCGGCTTTCCTCTTCGATTGCATGGTGTTCAGCAGACTGCACAAAAACCTCACAGCGGAGCACTGGCGGCACCTGGTGGCGAAGTACTCGACACATGTCGACAGGAAGCATGCAGCGATCGAGGAAATCACTCGTTCTCATCGCTCGCCGGCGCCAGAGCGTTTCCGCCACTGCGCGATCCTGACTTGGGCCATGCCCAAGCTGCCAGGTGTGGACGGTAAGCGCAGTACCAGCGTCCTGCCAGCCGCCTGGTACGAGATGGACAACTGGAGCAATGAGCCGCACCCGATCAAGACTCAGGAGCGCTGGAGGCGCGATATCCGCAAGGCTCTGGAGCGCGAGGTAGACGCCGCCCTGGTCGAGGCCCAGCACATTCTCGACCATGAAGGCCTTTTGGTGGCAAGTGTCGCTTGACGGCGAGTGAGCCAATGAGCCAATATGCGCCCATCCTGTCATTCCTGCGCGTTTAGGAGTGACACCAAAGAGCCCGGCCAAGTGCCGGGTTTTTTATTGGCCCCACGAGGGCCTCAATAGTCCCGGCCAAGCGCCGGGATTTTTGTTCCAGCAAGAAACGCAACTGCAGCCAGGGCAGCCCTAACGGGGACGCCTGGACACTGCTAGCCGGTAGTGTGGTGTACGGAAAAACACCGGCAGCCCGCGCATCCATTTCTTCATCGTGCTGATGGATGGCGCGAGACTGGACCGGCGAGACTGGTGCATCAGGGTGCCAGCGCTGGAATGGTCTTCGGCGGACAGGTGGGGAAAGACCCACGCATGCAGATGTAGCTCAATCGGTTAGAGCGCCGCCCTTCCAAGTCGGAGGCTCAGGGTTCGAGTCCCTGTATCTGCTCCAATTTCGTTATGTGCTGCTCCGCACGCTTGCCCGGTCCCTGAATAGGTCCCGCCGGGCCTTTTACTCCAAGGACACCCCTTATGGCCGAACCAACAAGCGCCGCTGCCAGCGTAGTGCTGGGCAAGTACGGGTTGGTGATGGCTGCATTCATCGGCTCGATCCTCTCACTGGGATTCCTGAAGGACCTAACCCGGTTCCAGGCCGCCACTGCGGTCGCCACCGGATTCGGCTTCTCGGTCTACCTGACCCAGCCCGTTACCGCCTGGCTCGCTCCAAAGCTGGAGCTTGCGGTTACTGATGACCTGCTGTGCGGGGTAGCGTTCGTGCTTGGCCTCACCGCCATGAACATCATCCCCGCGATCAAGGCTGCCATGGGGTCGTTCGTCACGGCGCGAGGTGCCTGATATGAACAACATCCTGGTTTCAGCGCTGACGGCCCTGGACGTGTTCCTGTGTGTCATGGTCGTGCTCGCTGCATGCGACTACCTGCGCAAGGTCCGCCCGGTGGATCAGCCGCTGCTGAGTGTCGCCTTCTACCTGGTGGCCATCGGCGGATTCGGTGCGTTCATCACCGCCCTGCAAGGGCATTGGGTGAACCCTTTTGGTGTGGTGCTCCACGCTGGGGTGGTTGCCTATGCCTGGGCTCGTCGCGGCCACGTCTTCAGCTGATCCGCGCCACAAAACAGAGGTGCGCCGTTTCGTGGCGCGAGGACAGGCAAATGGCATCGGTCACCGTGCGCATCGCTTGCCGCCATAAGTGGTGGCTCAAGTACTACCTGGCCGGCGTCCTCGTCATGGCCCGGCTGACTGGCCGAGAGCCATGCCCTGAGCGCTTCAGCTACTGGGTGGGGCGCGGCATCAAGATCGAGGTTCACCCTGAATGACCACTATCGCCTACAAGGACGGCGTTATCGCCTACGACTCCCGCCAGACCCGCAGTGGCTCCATCGTTTCCGATGACTGCCAAAAGCTCACCGTTGTGGATGGCGTCAGCTTCTTCCTGTCTGGTGCCGTGTGCGACGAGAAGGCCCTGATTGCGGCCTACTTCGGCACGCCATCGCCGGTACCTGTCGAGTGCTCGGGCTACGTGGTGGATGGCGGCAGGCTGCAGATGGTGGGCCATGACGACAAGACTGGCATCTGGCGGCAAGAGCTCGACCCAGCCAACCCTGATGCCATCGGCAGCGGCTCTCCCTATGCCCTGGCAGCGATGGACATGGGCGCTAGCGCAGAAGAGGCGGTGCGCGCCGCCATGAAGCGGGACATCTACACCGGCGGGAAGGTCAGAACGGTGACCATCAAGGGGCACTAATCCTGCCGCCCGAAGAATCAGTCGTGATATGGCTCGATCCGTTGACGGGAAACCGGGAACCACAGCCAGTCGCCATCTTGCAGCGGCGTGTTGAAGTTCCGTTTAACCTCAAACACAAAGTCAGAGCCTCTGCTGCCTGTCAGCGAAATGGTGTGAGCGGAGAACCAGCCATTGAAAGGTTCAACCTTCATGCCAAGCCAGCCTGCACGCTGAACAACTCCGCCGGACCCATCAGCGCCGGTGTAGAGAGAGCGCTCGCCTGGGTTGAAGTGGAAAGGCACTGAAGAGAGCCTTACGTGGCTTTCTGATCCTTGGTTGATATCGATATCAGCTGTTTCGAAATCCATGCTCAGGCTCCCTGGTTGAGTTTGTTCGCTACCAATACCGGCAACGCGCCATCATTTCAAGTTGCAGGTGACTCATGAGCAGGCCAATGCCACCAGCCGAACTACTCGAGTCGCCATTCCTGATACTTGCACCCGGACATGAGGTATGGGAGTGGATAAAGCGCGAGGTCCTGGCCGAAACCGGCAGCATTCACAACCCCGAGCACTCCCATCTCATCGACGCCAATGTCGGCGTACTGTGGGCGTCCTCTGCCTTCAACAAGAAGGGGCGCTCAGTGCTGGGCCAGGCCGAGCAGCTGATGATTCGTGCAGGCGGGTGGCAGAAGGCCCGACAAGAGCAGCAGATGCGTGATTGGTTCGGCGAAGAGCCGGAGTTCCTCATCACTCTGGCCGGCGACTACTGCGCCCAGTGTAGCGAGGCTGAATTCTGCGCCCTGGTAGAGCATGAGCTGTACCACATCGGGCACAAGCTCGATAAGTACGGTGCCCCGGCATTCACTCAAGACGGCATGCCCAAGCTTGAGATGCGTGGACACGACGTTGAAGAGTTCGTCGGGGTAGTTCGCCGGTATGGGCCAAGCCACGACGTACAGCAGCTGATCGAAGCTGCGAGCCGGCCGCCTGAGGTGGCCAAGATCAACATTTCGAGGGCCTGCGGAACCTGTCTACTGAGGTCGGCCTGATTCTAGACAGGCCCTAGACGGATGAAACCATATGGCAGCCCTGACAAACGAGGTGAAGGGCTTCATTGTGCAGGCCCTGGCATGCTTCGACACACCTACTCAGGTGGTGGAGGCCGTCAAGAGTGAATTCGGCCAGGTTGTGACCCGCCAGCAGGTTGAAAGTCACGACCCAACCAAGGCATGCAGTCGTGGCCTGGCCAAGCGCTGGGTGACGTTGTTCGAAGATACCCGGGCGCGATTCCGTGAAGAGACGGCTGAGATACCAATCGCGAACCGGGCCTACCGGCTCCGTGCGCTTGGCAGGCTGGCCGAAAAGGTCGAAAGGATGCGCAACTACGGGCTGACCCTTCAAATCCTTGAGCAGGCGGCCAAGGAAGTCGGCGACGTGTATGTGAATCGCCAGACCAAGAACGAAAACCCTCACGACAACGTGCCGCCCACGAGGGTGCAGGTCGACGTGGTGGACGCGAGGAAGCCTGATGCCGTCTCTTAACGTGCCGCAGGCCAACTTCCTCCGAATGGAGAACAAGTTCCGCGGTTTCGTCGCGGGGTTTGGCAGCGGGAAAACTTGGGTAGGCTGCGCAGCATTGTGCAAGCACGTCTGGGAATGGCCCCGGATCGACTCCGGCTACTTCGCCCCGACCTACCCGCAGATCCGCGACATCTTCTTCCCGACCATCGAGGAGGTCGCCTTCGACTGGGGCCTGAAGGTCAAGACGAAGGAGAGCGACAAGGAGGTCGAGTTCTACAGCGGCGGCCAGTATCGCAGCACGACCATCTGCCGCTCGATGGAGAAGCCCCAGACCATCGTGGGCTTCAAGATCGGCCACGCCTTGGTCGATGAGCTCGATGTTCTGCCCGCGCTGAAGGCTGAGCACGCCTGGCGCAAGATCATTGCCCGGATGCGCTACAACGTGCCTGGGCTGAAGAACGGCGTGGACGTGACCACGACCCCTGAGGGGTTCAAGTTCGTCTACCAGCAGTTCGTGAAGCAGCTGCGCGAGAAGCCAGCCCTGCAGGGTATGTACGGCCTGGTGCAGGCCAGCACGTTCGACAATGAGCTGAACCTACCGCCTGACTACATCCCGTCGCTGATGGAGTCGTACCCGGCCCAGCTGATCCTGGCCTACCTGAATGGCCAGTTCGTCAACCTCAACGCCGGGTCGATCTACCACGCTTACGACCGCAAGCTGAATTCCTGCTTCGACACCGTAGAGCCTGGAGAGCCCCTGTTCATCGGCATGGACTTCAACGTCGGCAAGATGGCTGCGATCACGCACGTCAAGCGCGCAGACGGCAAGCCCAGGGCCGTAGACGAACTGATCGATGGCTTCGATACCCCGGACATGATCCGGCGCATCAAGGAGCGCTACTGGCGGCACAACGGCAGGGACTACGAGAAGACCTGTGAGATCAGGATCTACCCGGACGCCTCGGGCGGATCCCGCAAGTCGGTGAATGCCAGCGAGACGGACATCGCCATCCTGCGCCAGGCCGGCTTCGCTGTGATCGCGCCAGACGCCAACCCGCCAGTGAAAGACCGCATCAACGCCATGAACGCGATGTTCTGCAACGCGAATGGCGAACGCCGCTACCTGATCAACCCGCTGCGCTGCCCGACCTATGCAGACGGCCTGGAGCAGCAGGTGTGGGCGCCCAATGGTGAGCCAGACAAGAAATCAGGCGTCGACCACGCGAACGACGCCGGCGGCTACTTCATCCATCACGACTATCCGATCAGCAGGCCGGTCACTCACGTACCAATCTCGTTCACTTTCTGAGGCCATCCATGCCTAATTTCCTCCCCCGGGCAGAGTACTCGGAGGCCTTGCCCGGCTGGCAGCTGGTCAAGCGCTGCGTGGCGGGCGCCCGCGAGGTGCGCAAGCACGATATCTACCTGCCGATGCCGGACCCGGAGAACAAGTCTCCTGAGAACCAGGCGCGGTACAAGCAGTACAAGAAGAGGGCGATGTTCCTGAACGTCACCGGGCGCACGCGTACCGGGCTGCTGGGCGCGGTTTTCCGCAAGACTGCCGAGCTGCAGCTCCCGACCGGCGTCGAGTACCTGAAAGAGAATGCCAGCGGCGATGGAACCAGCCTTGAGCAGTTGTCCAAGGATGCCGTGGGCGAATGCCTGGATGCAGGCCGCGGCGGGTTCCTGGTGGATTTTCCGGCGGTTGAGGGCGTGTCCTCGATGGCCGACATGCAGGGCCGTGCCGCGCTGATTCACCACTACGGCGCCGAGTCGATCATCGACTGGGACGAGCAGGTGGTCGATGGCGTCAAGCGCTTGGTCTATGTCTGCTTGGAGGAACAGGTATCGGAGTTCAGCGCCGATACCCTGGAACGCACCACTGCGATCCAATATCGCGTCTTGCTGCTGGTCGATGGGCACTATGTCCAGCGCGTTTACAGTGAAGACAAGAGCACCTTCACCGAGGCCGAGCCGCTCGACAAGAATGGCCGCCCCTTCGATCACATACTGTTCAGCTTCTACGGCGCCCAGAACAACGACGCCAGTGTCGACAAGTCGCCACTTGAAGACCTGGCTGACGTGAACATCCTGCACTACGGCAACAGCGCCACCGTGGAGGAGAGCGGGTTCATCAGCAGCCAGCCCACGCTGTTCATCACCACCGATATCAGCGCCGACGAGTTCGCCAAGGTGAACCCGAACGGCATGCACATCGGATCGACCCGTGGCTACAACCTCGGCAAGTCCGGTGACGCAAAGCTTGTCCAGGCAACCGAGAGCCAGCTGGCCCGCACGCTGATGAAGGACAAGGAAGAGCAGATGCTGATGATCGGCGCGCGCATCGTGCAGAAAGCGGGCGGCGCCGAGACGGCTGAGGCGGTGCGAATTCGCTACAGCTCGGACAACAGCGTACTGGGAACCATCGCAGGCAACGTATCCGAGGCCCTGAAACGGGCCATCCTCGACGCCGAGCGATTCATGATGGGCGAGCCGGACGAGGCCGGGACGGTCTTCTGGCTCAACCAATCGTTCTTCGACGAGACGATGACCGCCCAGGACATCCTGGCTCAGGTTCAGTTGTGGCAGCAGGGCCTTATTGCGAAGTCCGACCTGCGCACCAACCTGCGCCAGGGCGGCGTGCTCGAGGCGGACCGTACAGACGAGCTGATCGACGAGGACCTGGCCCAGCAGCCGCCAGTGACTGGCAACGACACCGGAGGCGGCGAGGATGAGCAGTGACGGCTACCTGTCCGACGCAGCGACTCGCCACCAGGTGCACGTCCAGCGCTACGCCGGCGGCAGCCTCAAGCGCCTGGCCAAGTTCATCATCAAGGCCATCAGCACCGCCAAATCGCGCGTATCAGAGGGATTGAGCCGTTACGGCACCCAACGGTACGAGAAGCAGATTTCGGAGCTACAGGGCGAGCTGGCAGGCGTATACGGCGAGATGAAGCAGCAGGCCGTGCTCGACCTCACTGAGTTCGCCGGCTACGAGGCCGAGTTCAACATGACGCTGCTGGGCAAGGTCGTGAAGACGGTCGTCCAGCTGAATGCTCCAAGTATCGAGCAGGTAGCCGCTGCTGCCCTGGCTGATCCTCTCGACCTAGAGGTCGGCAAAAGTCGGCAGCGCATCAGCATTGCAGGCGCACTGGACCAGTACGGCACCAAGAAGAGCGCCGAAATCATCAGCGAGATTCGCATGGGGTCGGCATTAGGTGAGACATCCGGGCAGATCAGCCGGCGGCTCACATCGCTGGGCGTCCAGCAGCGTGATCAGGCGCAGGCATTGGTCAACACCATGACCAACCACATCGCCACAACGGCGCGCGTGGAGGTGCTCAAGGACAACGACGACATTCTCAAGGGGATGCGCCGCATCGCTACCCTGGACAGTCGAACCACGCTGTTCTGTATGAGCATCGACCAGACCATCATCCCGCTGGATGGGCCGAAGCCGCCGTATCACTGGCGATGCCGGACAACGGTCATCCCGGTTCTGAAAGACGAGTTCGCCCGGGAGATAGCTGGATCAACCCGGCCTTCAGTCGGTCCGGACGGCGCCGAGCAGGTCAGCAGCAAGACCAGCTATGGCGAGTGGCTTGCTCGGCAGCCTGCGGCATTCCAAAAGGATGTGCTGGGTCCGTCACGCTATGAACTGTTCAGCAAGGGTGAGCTTACGATCGATCGATTCGTCGATCATGACGGCAAGACATTAACGTTAAAACAGCTCCGCGATCGCGAGCCGATGGCGTTCAACCGGGCCGAGATGTAGTAGCCTGGCGCGCCCTGTCAAGGACGCCTCAATGCTTCAATGTCTTGCTATGCCCGAGCTCATGAAAATCTTTGGAATTGTCAAAGCCGCCGTTGCGAATCGCGGGAACCCCGCTTTAGTGCTTGAGCAAGTCTTGGCCATGCACAGAATCAACTCGCAATTGATCGTTGCTGGTTGCACTACCGATCAAGCGCTTGTTACTGCGTTACTGGTGATTTTAGAGGATGACAACTGCTGCGATTTGGTTGAACCAAACCCACCGCTGGTGTCGACTGTTCTCAAACAGATTATGTGTAACAGGCCGATTCTGAGTCTCAACGGCCGCGGCAAAAAATTCGCGAATGATTTAGGTCTCTGACCAAAACCCGCTACGGCGGGTTTTTTTATGCCCGCAGGCAGGGCCTGCCTAACGTCTCTGGGAGACAGCAATGACCTTGAAATTCCAACTGGACAGCCTCGAAGGCGTCGAAGAATCGGTAGCAGCCCTGTACGTCGAGAAGGACGGCAAGTTCGTCCTCGGCATCGATGGACTGCCGCAGCAGGAGGACGTCACCGGCCTGAAGGCCAAGGTGGAAGAGCTCCTGGGCGAGAAGAAGGCGGCGGAGAAGGCCCGTCGTGAAGCCGAAGACAAGGCGCGCTCCGAGGCCGAGGAGGCCGCTCGCAAGGCTGGCGATGTCGAAGGCCTGGAGAAGTCCTGGTCTGAAAAGTACGCCCGCCGCGAGGCCGAACTGATGGGCCAGCTCGAAAGCACCAACAGCACCCTGCTGGGCCAGATCCGGGATCTGACCGTGGGGCGCACCGCGACCGAGATCGCGACCACCCTGGCTGTCCCAGGCAGCGCCAAGGCATTGCTTCCCCACATCGAACGCCGGCTGAGCGTCGAGCAACGCGACGGTAAACCCACCGTTGTCGTGTTGGACGCCGCCGGCAAGCTCTCCGCAGCAACTCTGGATGAGCTGAAAGCAGAATTCACCAACGATCCGGCCTTCGGTCCGCTGATCGCTGGCAGCAAGGCATCTGGCGGCGGGGCCGGCGGACACCAAAAGGGCGGCGGGGCCGCGCAGAAACGCTCCGAAATGACCTCCGTCCAGAAGCGCGAATACATCGAAGCGCATGGGCAGGAGGCATACCTCAAATTGCCAAAATAGGAAGTAACTGATGGCCACTACCCTCAACTCGGACATGATCATCTACAACGATCTTGCCCAAACCGCCTACCTGGAGCGTCTGCAGGACGTGCTGGAGGTATTCAATGCCTCGTCCGGTGGCGCGCTGATCCTGCGTAACGAACTGATCGAGGGCGACCTCCGTAAGCGTTCGTTCTACAAGATTGGTGGCAGCCTGGGGCACCGCAACGTCAACTCCGATGCCGCTGTGGCTGGCATCAAGATCGGCGCTGACGAAGCGGTCGGCGTCAAAACCCCGTGGAAGTACGGCCCGTACGAAACCACGGAGGAAGCGTTCAAGCGCCGCGCGCGCAGCCCGGAAGAGTTCTCCATGTTGGTTGGTCAGGACATGGCCGACGCCGCCCTGGACTACTACATCCAAACTGCCTTCGCGTCCCTGGGCGCTGCCATTGGCGCAAACGCCAACATGGTCGCCAGTGGCTCCTTCGCGGTCGACCACAAGAAGGTGCTGACCAAGGGCATGCGCAAGTTCGGCGATCGCTTCAACCGCATCGCGCTCTTCGCCATGGACTCCGCTACGTACTTCGACCTGGTTGACGACGCCATCGACCAGAAGATCTACGAAGAGGCGGGCGTGGTCATCTACGGCGGCTCGCCGGGCACCATGGGCAAACCGGTTCTCGTGTCCGACAAGGTCACCGAGGAGCGCATCTTCGGCCTGCAGGTGGGTGCCGTTTCGGTAACTGAGTCCCAGGCTCCGGGCGTGCGCTCCTACCCGGTGAACAACCAGGAAAACTTGGCGATTGGCTACCGCGCTGAAGGCGCTTTCAACGTCGACATCATGGGTTACTCCTGGAAGGACACCGCAGGCGTTAACCCGAATCTCGCAGCCCTCGGCGCCGGGGCTAACTGGCGCAAGCATGCGACCAGTGACAAGGCTACTGCCGGCGTCCTGATCGACCTGTCCGCGCCTTAATCGGCCACAGCAAAGGCGGGTCCAGCGGGCCTGCCTTGGAGATAATCCATGGAATTGATTTACACCACCCAGCGTGACGGTTTCGAGCAAGGCCGGACCTATCGCAACCCACGACATTTTGATCAGGCTGAACCTGGCGTGAAATCGGTTGTGGTTATCGGCGATTGGCCCAAGGTGGTCGATGCTTACGAAACCGCTGGCGCTGATGTGTCGGTGGTTGAGGTGCCGACACGTGTGGCTCTTGTCGAAGGTCCCGATCATGCAGAGCTCGATCGCTTGGTCTCCGAGCTTGCATCCATCGGCGTGATCGTCGACTCCTTCGCAGCGCAGCGCCTGGAGCGCCCCGAAGGCGAACTTGGCGAAACTGCTGGCCACCTGTTTCAGGTCTTGGAAGCGGTCAATGCCGGTATCGCCAGCCTTCAGCGCGAGCGCGACGGCGAAGTCCAGAAGGTAAACGACTTGGAGCAAGAGAAGGCCGACCTCCTGAAGCAGATCGAGGCCCTCAAAGCTGCTGCAGCCGACCCAGAAGTCGTGGCATTGAAGGCCGCTCTGGACAAGGCTGGCGTCACCTACCGAGCCAACGCCTCGAAAGAGGCTCTGCAGAAGCAGGTCGCTGACCTCGACAAGCAGTAATCCAGGGGGCTGCGGCCCCTCTCATTCGTGCGGAGGCCTGATGGCTACCTACATCACCGTGGCCGACGTGGATAGCATCCTTGGGGCCGGCTGGGCGGCTGCAGAGCTCAAGGGCGAGGCTGTTTTCGAGGCGAATGCCTACATGACGTCGCTCAACCTGGTTGGCATCGACATGGACAACATTCCTGACGACGTGAAGCAGGCCGGCGCCAGGCTGGCCAAGTGCGCCTCCCAGGGCAAGCTGTACCAGCAGCAGACCGAGGGCTCGCTCGAGGCGAAGACCGTCAAGGCCGGCCCGGTAACGACCAGCAAGACCTTTGGCTCGATCAACAAGACCAGCACAGTCGCTCAGCCTGCCAGCGTGCAGTTGGCCCTGGCCCTGCTCACGCCATGGCGTAGCAACCCGTTTGCCTTCGCTGTGCGTAGGGGGTAGTCATGAGCTTGCGTGATGAAATACAGGCAGACCTTGCTGAGGCTTTCGATGATCCTGATGGATTGGCTGATGCGGTGCGGCCAGTGGCCGGCAGCCGCACCGTAAAAGGGGACTACGACCCGAACCTAGGCGGCGCAGCCCCAACCACGGCCATTCGGTATTCAGGCCGCGGGGTATTTGATAGCTATCAGGCCCAGGAAATCGACGGGTCACGTATCCAGACCGAGGACGTGAAGCTGTTGGTCCTGCAGAACGAAATGTTCGAAGAGCAGGCCGGTGTTGTCACTGAAACCCCGGCAACGCCGAAGATCGGGGATCAGGTCAGTGGTTTCAGGGTTCTCAACGTCTCTGAGGATCCGGCCCAGGCAACTTGGACCATCCAATTGAGGAAGTGATATGGCGCGCGGCTCTCATATGGCCCAGCGATATGGAGGGCTTGAAGGCAGTTTTGCCGACAGCATTCGGGCATTCACGGAGCAGGCCCAGCAAGCGCTGGACTCCACCTTCAGGGCAATTGTGATCGAGATCGGTAGTAGCGTCATTCTTATGTCGCCGGTGGGCAACCCAGAACTATGGGCGGCCAACTTGGCCCACCAGGCCAAAGCCAACCAGGCCGCAGATGACTACGATTTTAAGGTCGCTGTCCGCAACACCCTGATCAACCTGAACCAGGACAACTTCACCAAGGCCGGCAAGCTGCGCAAGGGCGTGAAGTACGCCAAGCCTCTGACCAAGACCGAGCGCATGCAGAATTTCGCTACCAATGGCCTTGTCGCTGGCCAGGGCTACGTCGGCGGCCGGTTCCGGGGTAACTGGCAGTTCTCCATCGATTCACCGGCAACCGGCGAATTGGATGTCGTCGATCGGTCAGGCAACGAGACCATCGCCCAACTGAAGGCGCAAGTCGCTGCGCTGACCATCGGCCAGACGGCGTACATCGTGAACAACCTGCCCTACGCCATCCCATTGGAATACGGCCACTCAACTCAGGCGCCTAAGGGCATGGTCCGGGTCACGCTGGATCGCTTCCAGGGCATCGTCGAAGAAGCGATAAGGAACAACAAGGTATGAGCCAAGCACGAGCCCGACAGGCCATCGAGGCCAAACTCTTAACTTGGGCTGCGGCGCGCCCGATTCGCGTGGCCAACTTCGAAGAGGGGTTCGAGGCCGAGTCTGGCGAGACCTACCTTCGTGCCTTCCAGCTACCGGCGGGCACGACCTGTCGCTACCTAGGCGGCGAGGCCTACGAATACAGCGGCGTCTATCAGGTCAGCATCATCTGCCCGGCAGGCCAAGCGCTGGCGATCGCAGAGGTCCTGATCGACGAGCTTTCCAGCCTGTTCAGGATCGACTCGGAGCTCAGCCGCAACGGCTTTGAAGGCCTGGTCACCGAGCCGGTAGAGCAGGGCCCAGCCATCCCCGAGTCGGCGACCTACACGGTCCCGGCCAGCTTCACCTACCGCGGTATCGCGGACCAACCAACTCCCTGAGGGCTAATCCCTCCTAGCGGCCCGCCATTGCTGCGGACTTTTTTGTTTATGGAGCACCACATGTCCGAGCAGATCCTCGCCAAGCTTGATGCCATACAAACCACCATTGCCAGCCTCCGTGCCGAGGTGGGCGGATTGCAGGCTCAGGTATCGACCAAGGCGGATTGCACTGCCTTCTCTGCGCTGTCGAGCACCGTTCGCGGTCAGGGCAGCACGATTACTTCCCAAGGCGGGATGATCTCAGCTCAGGGCCAGGCGATCACTACCCTGGCGAGCAGGATCGATTTGCCATGCGGTTGCAATAAAGCGGCCGCCACGGCAGAAACTGCTCTCGATACGACTCGTATCCAGTCGGCGAGCGGTGCGGTCTTGATTGATTTCGGCAAAGGCGTAATCACCATCGCGAACCCAAACGGGCCGATCGTGCTCCGCAATCTGGACGCCGCTAAAGGTCGGCAGGTTTTCATCAGTGAGGCAAGCGTAGCCTCTGCCGCCATTGTCATCGAGGAGACTGTTCGGGCTTCTGCTGATGAAGTGTTGTTCGGTCGTATCGGCGAACTCACTTCCGCCTTGGATAGTCGGCTTGCCGACACCGTTCGCCAAATCCTCCGTGAGGAGCTTAAGCCAGGCGGAATGCTGCACCGCAGCTGACTTGCTGGATCAATCAGAGTCCCGCCGCGTGCGGGCTTTTTCGTTTCTACCCAAGAGGAAAACACCATGGCCGCACGCTTCCCGCTGCCAAACGGCGCCGTGCTGGAGATTGCACGCGTCATCGGCGCAGCCGTTCCATTCACCGCGCTGACCAACGCCAAGCCGCCGGTGGCCACCGCTGCCGGCCATGCCATCCAGAACGGCGATGTTCTGCTGGTCAACTCCGGCTGGGCACTGATCAACGACCGCGCCGTCAAAGCAGCCAATGTCGCCGCTGATGCCTTCTCGCTGGGCGGCCTGGACACCAGTAATGTGGAGCGCTTCACCGCTGGCGCCGGCGTCGGCTCCGTGCTGCCTGTATCTGACTGGGTGCAGATCTCTAAGGTCACCTCGTTCACCTCCTCGGGTGGTGAGCAGCAATATGCGACCGTCGGCTACTTGGAAGATGACGATGATAAGCAGTTTCCTACCAACCGGAACCCGACCAACCTGTCGATCGTAGTCGAGGATCAGCCGACCGCCGCGTACGTCGAGGCCGTGGAAGGCTACGACGCTTCGAAGGAGCTGGCCGTGATCCGCATGAAGCTCCGCAACGGTGACCAGATCCTGTACCCAGGCTATGTCAGCATCACCCCCGACCCAACCATGGAACGGAACAACGTGATGACCCGGACAATCAGCGTCGGCCTGTCGGCCCGTTCACTTCGTTACCTGGCCGGCGCGTAAGGAGTGCTCATGGCGAAGATCAAGATTGCGCAGAACCCGACGTTCGCCGCCGAGGTGAAGATCCCGCGGGTGGGCAGCGAACCGGTTCCCGTGGAGTTCACGTTCCGGTACATGGACCGCACCGCCCTGGCCAAGCTGTACGACGGCTGGAACCAAGCTTTCGAAGCGCACGCTGAGAAGTGCAAGGCCGAAGGCACGAGCCTCGAGCAGTTCACTGCTGGCCAGGTTCAACTGCAGGCCGAGCAGATCAAGGCTGTAACCGTCAGCTGGGGCTTTGACGATAAGTTCACCGAGGAGGCCATCCTTGACCTGGTGACCACTTGCGTTGGCGCACCGCAAGCCGTTCTGGACGCCTACCAGGAAGCCTACAGCCCGGCACGCCTGGGAAACTGAAGGCGGCGGCGCGAGCCTTGTACGAGCAGGGGCCGTCCGCCGAGCAGTTGGCCTTCCTCGGCCTGACCTTGGACGACATGGAAACCGAGGAGGTGGAGGTTTGGCCTGATGCGTGGCCTGCCTTCTGCCTGTTCGAAGCGCTGGGCACGCAATGGCGCCTGGGTCCGGGCGGGCCATCTGGGCTCGATTATGCGGCCATTCCTGGAACCGCCAAGATTCTCGGCCTTAAGCGGCGCGAGCTACCTCGGGTCTTTCACGATCTTCGCATCATGGAGGGCGAGGCGCTCGCGGCTATGGCTGAGACGGCAGAGTAGGGCGCGCCATCAGAAATCATCGTGTTCGGCGGGCTATGGCTCGACCGGACGCGCCTTGTGTTGCGTCATCGGGACGCGAAGTGAAGCGGCCAGGCCTCCGAGGTAAACAATGCAGGCGCAACGGCTCTCCACTGGCTTTCCATCCACGCTGGATGGGTGGCAGCTGCTTTCGTAGGCTGGAAAGCAGACCGCGGCGAAGCTTTACCTGTAATGGCGCTCGTATAGCAGTTCGGAGCAACGTTGCGCGATTCTCAGAAAATGCCAGCCAGCCACTGCCATTAATCCAGTGACGCAGTAAGCTGTAATTCCTAAAGCAGTGAATCCAACCTGTTCCGTCGCATGCATGAGGTCCGGTGTTACCTTAACTGCCCCAGCGGCGTAATAGCTTCCAATCACAAAGCTTGGACCGCCAATGAGCGCAAGCGCCCAGCTGTTGACTTCCGACCAAGGCCGCTTGCTTTCGTTTCGGATCAACTGGACTGCTTTCTCGAGCATCTTCACTTCAGCCTCCAAACATCTCTAGTTGTCTTGAAGGCCAAACGCTACTACGGCGGCGGTCGGGCGGGTTACTGGGTTTCCGTCCAGGGTGGATGGGTGGACAGGGGCGGGCTTGCTTGTCTGCGAGCGCATGCTTTTGCCACACTGTGGTAGATTGCCCGCATTTATCATAGGGTTAACTAAGGGGGCTGCGTGACTACTAGGACGGCCGAAGAAGTCTTAGCGCTGAACATCGAGTCGATGGGCGAGCCACTTGGAAGAGCGTTCTGGCACCTTAATCAACAAATTCTCCAGCTACATCTCGTTTGGGCGCAATACAAACAGCTCTATGGAGAGAGCGAAGAGACGGTACATTTGCTCAACGAGACCGCCGGCTTATTCTTCATGGTGGTCCAAGACAGCCTCTGGGATACGGTCCTTCTTGGGATATGCAAGTTAACAGATCCTGCCCAGACCTTTCAGAGCCAGAATCTTACGATCCGCTCGCTGCCACCTCTGATCGCGGACCATGACTTGTCTAAGCGTGTAAGCGGGCTGTGCGATGAGGCAGTTTTGAAGGCTAAGTTTGCTCGAGTTCATCGTAACAAGCGAATTGCCCACCAAGACAAAACTCATATCTTTGATCGAGAGGCACAACCGTTAGGTGGTATTAGCAGGAGACGTGTCAAAGAAATGCTTCAAGCGATCACGGCAGTCATGAATGCAGTTAACGGCTTTTACTTCGACTCTACGATGTTCTACGACGATATCGTCGCTGGAGGTGATGCAGCATGGTTGGTGCAGAAGCTTAAAACCTGATTCTCCGGTTTACCCGAAGAGCCCGGCCCAGTCCCGCGCTGGGCTTTTTATATCCGAGTCTGGAACAGGTTTTTGTGAAGCTGACTTGGATTTGTGGGTTGCGGCTGCCTTAATGGCAGCATTGGGATTTGAAATTTTTCCCTAAAGCGTGAAGCTGATGGTAGCGGTTTTTCGTTCGGTGACATTATTGTCATCAGTTTCCGGTAATCTACTCAAGGTTAAGTAAAGCTGAAATAAAAAGAAGATCATACAGAGTTTCAGTCGCTCTGGGGTAGACTCGCTTTGTAAGCTGTCCACTTCCATATCTCCATCCATGATCTGCATTTTTGGGGGGGAGAGAGGTACAAGCTTTGCTATGATTCGCTCCAGTTTCGATGAAAGACCAACTGTAATCGTTTTCTTGTTAAGTTTGTGTGCGAACTCGTTTCTCGTTTTGTTTATTTGATGCAGGAAATCATACGCGGCCTTGGGGAGCTCTAAGTTGTAAGCTATTCCTAATTTGTTGTTAAATGTTAATCGAAGTTCTTGTGGGTGGTTGAAAAAATCAAGTCTATGGGTGGCGGCGCATATCCAGGCTTCTAGGAGATTTTCACACATTAAATGGATGCGTAGGACTACGAGCACATCGTCCTTAGTGTTATGCATGAGTGTGTTTAGTTCTGTTTTGAGGTCTGCTCGGCCTATGAGCTTGTAATAGATGTCTTCGTTAAACTCCATCGTTATAGATCCTCGGATTAGTTTGAAAGTGTTTGGCTGTTGGGGTTGTCTACCTGACTCAATGTCATGTAGTCCTTCAGCAGCGTCACCCGCAGTGACGTAATGTGCTTTATGGGACTCGCCAGGGGTGTGCAACCGAAGCACACCCTAAGGCTAGGATTTCCCAGAAGCTGGGCCTGGCCTAGTCCTCTTTGGGAAAGCGTTTGCGAGGTTTTGGCCCAGTATTCGGCTTTGGCTTTGCGTTGTCCGGCGCGACCGGGAAAGCCCCCATCCCGGACAGAGCGCTCTCGATAGCACTCGACACCGCATCAAGTAATTCCTCACGGGTTACTCCAGCACCAGATAGTGTGCTCTCGATCAAGGCCTGCTTGTCTACGCCAGTGCGAGATCTCTGGTCGGTTTCCTCACGCGCATCGACCAGAGGAAGCCCAAGATTGAGCCTCACGCTATCCGTCTTCGAAAAAGACGCCTCAAGTCTGGCCAATATTTCTGCCGTGGCAGATCGCTTGTTTTCCTGGGCTGCGGCCATTACCAGATTGCGCAGGTACTCAGGGATTCTGAGGTTGAACTGTGGGTCGGAGCGGCTCATGGCGAATCCAGTTCTATTTAACAGAACGGAAGGATGCATCACGGTGGTATTGACAGCAATGCATCACCGTTCTACATTTGGCCGTGTAAACAACGGTGATGCATCAGGAGATGCGTGATGGCCAGGAAAGATCCGCAGTTCAACCTGCGACTACCAGAGGAGTTGAAGCAATGGGTGGAATCTCAAGCGCAGAAGAACCACCGCTCTCAGACAGCGGAGCTGGTTTATCTGATAGCGGAAGAAAAAAAGCGGCAGGAGCAGGCAGCAGCCTGAAACGAAGAAGCCCCGACGAGGTGAGAGTCGTCAGGGCTTCGGGAAACGAGATCAACTTCGGAGAAGAAATCGTCATGAGCGATAATAGCACAGCTGCATCCAGTGTCACCCCGTTTGACTTCCGTGGGTATAGCGTTCGTGCAGTCACTATCGATGGCGAACCATGGTTCGTCGCGGCCGACGTATGCCGCGTGCTGGGGGTGACGAACACCACCCAGGCTATGCAGGCCCTGGATGAAGATGAGCGGTCTATGTTCAACATAGGTCGTCAGGGCAGCGCCAACCTGGTCAATGAGTCCGGCCTCTACACCCTGATCCTGCGTAGCCGCGACGCGGTGAAAAAAGGTAGCAAGCCTCACGCTTTCCGGAAATGGGTGACCGCCGAGGTTTTGCCATCGATCCGGAAGACTGGCGCTTATGTCGATCAGCACAACGCGATGGGCGATTTGGTCGGTGCAGTTATCGGCAGCAGCGGTGAGGTTGTGCTGGACCGGGTGATTGACCAGAAGGCCATGTCCATCCCGAGCAGCCTTCGCCGGAGCTACCGGCACACCATGAAAAGCAGGTTGCGCAGCCGGTTTAATGTGCAGCGCACCGCCCTCATACCTGCTGAATGCCTGTCGGACGCCTGCAACTTCGTCGCGGCCTACGTCTTTGAGGGTGATCTGTTGCCTAAGCGCGAACAGGTCCAAATCGTTGGTGGCCCACAAAAGCGCTACCTGGTCTCGTTCGATCACAAGGGTGAGCAACACGTCGAAGAGGTTGCTGACGATGCTTGCGTGCTGTCGACACGCGATCTGATCAAGGGAATGGTCATGTCGCCAGGTGATATCCCGGTCTCTACCCCGGACATGTTCGAGTTTCTGATGGCGGCAGTTGTGAACCTTCGTGGCCGATTCGAGTACATGGCGCGGAGGGCTGTGAAATGAGCATGGAATTGCTGACCCTGAGCATCAAGGGCACTTCGCCCCTGATGATGCATAGCGACAAGCTGGCCAACCCGCTGCACCCGGCGACGAAGGCGCACCGAGAGCTGACCAGCAAGCGCAAAAAAGTTGATGACGATCATGTCGCTATCGCCAAGTCCGAGTTCATTGCAGGCGTTTACTTTGACGAGCGAGCAGGCATCCATATTCCGGGGGCCAACTTTGACGCCACCTTCCTCGCTGGCGCCAAGTTGCAAAAGCTGGGCACCCACTGGAAGCGCGGCGCACTGGTGATGACCGACAGGGCCAGCCTGGAATTCAACGGGCCGGCCACGCCGGAGGCGCTGTGGGAAGATCAACGCTTCGTCGACTGCCGGGGCGTGAAGGTCGGCCAGGCCAAGATCATGCGGTACCGCCCGATCTTCCTCGACTGGGCCTGCCATCTTGAGGTGGCTATCAACACCGATGTGCTGGACCTGCAGGAGGTAAAGAAGGCTATCGAGGACTCCGGCAAGCTGATCGGCGTCTGCGAGTATCGTCCACGCTTCGGGCGCTTCGAGGTGGCCTATGTCTGAGGTCACGAAGTATCCAGTACACAAGCAGGCGGTAGAGGACTTTCTCAAGGAGTTCAAGTACGGCGATCTTGTTGGCCATGACTGGCTTGAGGCGCGATTCGGCATGCCGTCCATTGGCGACTCCAAGTCGCTCACGGTAGAGCAGTTCCGCGAACGGCAGTTCGAGTGGCTTGCCAACGTCGAAGCATTCAAGGCAGAACTGCTGCGTGACCACCAGGTGTGTCTGCAGTCGGTGCGTGGGCGCGGCTACCGCTGGGTTCCGCCGCATGAGCAGACTGGCGTGGCCATGGAAGAGCTTGGGCGCAACGTTCGCAAGGTTTTCCGCAGCACTGGGCAGAAGCTGAGAAATCTGCGAATCACTGAGCTGACCGACGATCAGCGCCGGGATAACCTGGATCAGGTGGCGAAGTTCTCAGCGCTGCGCGGGATGGCAACTAAGACCTTGCGCTGATTAGCGTCATGCCCTTTCTTATGAGAGGGCATTGCGGTCGAAGCATCATCCGACACGGCTCGGCATGATTCGGCGGGCCATGACAGGTAAAGGTTTGGTTAGGTTTGGGCTGAAAACAGCGTAATGCCTCTTCAATGAGGAGGCATTGCGGTGACGATAATCACCAAATGGCACGGCGTGCTCTGGTCTGATCAGGTCAGGCGGGGTTCGGTCAGGTCTGGCAAGCTGAGGCATGGCTTGGTGGGGTATGGGCCGTAAACGGCATCGAGAGGGCACCTTCGGGTGCCTTTTCTTTTGGCGGCGTTACTCAGTTTTGCGCTGACACGGCGCGATGGTAGATTGCCCTCATCAACAAGGAGGGCGAGCATGAAGCGTTTGGCATTGGTGGCGCTGGCTGGATTTGTCCTGGCCGGTTGCGGGAAAAGCGACATCGACAGGGCGCGCGAGGCCGTTGCTGAGCAGCTCACTGACCCGTCGTCTGCTCAGTTCAGAAATGAGCGGAGCAAGAAAGATGGCTGGGTGTGTGGTGAGGTGAACTCGAAAAACGCCATGGGCGGATATGTCGGCTTCAAGCGTTACACCGTGATCTGGAAAGATGGCGGTGGCCAAACGGTCTCCTTCGAGGGCGAGGGTGAAACATCATTGGACCGCGCGCTATGCGAGGTCAAAGACGAGGGATAGGCCTCGGAAGAAAACTAAACCCGCTTCGGCGGGTTTTTTGTTGGCCGGAGAAAAGTATGAGCCAGGGTGATATTGCCGTTCTCGGCATCAGGGTTGAATCAGGCGAGGCTGTATCTGCTGCTGACGATCTCGACAAGCTGACGAAAGCCGGCGAGCGTGCTGAGGTTGCTACAGGCAGCGTCGGCGCCCAAGCAAAAAGCTCCGGCGTATCGATCAAGGACCTTGCGGCCAGCACTCAGTCCACCGAGCAAGCAATGGATAGATATGCCCGCCAGGCTCAGGCGGCAGGTATGTCAACGAAGGCTTACGCAGCTGCTTTGCGGACGGTGCCAGCACAGCTGAGCGACATCGTTGTCGGATTGCAAGGCGGCCAGTCGATCATGACTGTCGCCTTGCAGCAAGGCAGTCAGTTGCGAGACCAGTTCGGTGGGGTAGGTTCCGCAGCTCGCGCACTAGGTGGCCATCTCCTCAGTCTTGTGAATCCATATTCTGTGCTTGCGGCAGCTGTAGCGGGGGCTGGACTCGCATATTACAAAGGCCAGCAAGAGGCAGAGGAATTTAGAAAGGCGTTAATCCTAACTGGCAATGCTGCTGGAACGAACTCCGGGGCTCTTGCGGACCTGTCGAGACAGATCAGCACCACTGTTGGAACTACCGGGGCCGCGGCAGAGGTGCTCGCACAGCTTGCAGGCAGCGGGAAGATTGCCGGAGATAGTTTTAGCACCGTCGCAACTGCAGCCTTGCAGATGAAGGACGCAACAGGTCGCGCGATTGAGGAGACCATCGCCGACTTTGTGAGGATCGGTAAAGATCCAGTGGCAGCCGCAAGGGAGCTGGAAGAGCAGTATGGTTTTTTAACCGCCAGCACGTATGCCCAAATTGCGGCGATGAAGGACCAGGGCGATACCGTTGGCGCTGCGAAATTATTGACTGACGAGTACGCTCGAACTATCGACACCCGGTCGAAGGAGATCGTCGAGAACCTCGGATGGATCGAGAAGGCATGGCGCGGCGTATGGGGCATGACGAAGAATGCCGGAGATGCAGCTCTCAACTTTGGCAGAACTCAAGGAATTGCTCAGCAGTTGGCAGCGGCACAGGCTGACCTGGCCGATCTTGAAAAAAGAGCTGGAGAGAACAAAATTGTCGCCGCTAGTGCCCAAGCGAAAGCAGAGCGCGAGCTACTACAGAGCAGAATTACTGCGTTAGGCGATCAGCTCAAAACCCAGCAAGCCATCGACCAAGCCCAGGAGAACTACCGGCAGCGCCAGAGAGACTCGATCCTGTCTCAGGAAACCCTGAACGGGCAGCTGCGCACCACGGCGAGCAACCAGGAAAAGCTGGCCAAGCGGCTCAAGGAGATCGACGAGCTGGCCAAGAAGTCTGCCGTCGGCGATGGCGGACGGGTGTACACCGAGGCCGAGTTGAACCAGCTTCGCGACGCGGCTCGCGAGCAGTTCAAGGATAAGCCCGTACACAAGGGGCCCGCCTATCGCGAAGACGCCGGCACCAAGGCCCTCGACCAAGCTCGCCAGCAATACTCGGTGCTACAGCAGCAGAATGGCCTAATCGGTGCCCAGCGCGGCGAGATGCAGAAGCTGGGCGAAGCTGGCCAAGCCCTGGTGCGCTGGGAGCAGCAACTGGCCGACATCAAGGACAAGAAGACCTTAACCGCCGACCAGAAGTCGCTGCTGGCGAATCAGGATCTGATCACTGCTCAGCTGAAGCGCAACGCAGGGCTCGAGCGCGAAATGCAACTGCGTAAAGTAGCCACGGAAGAAGCGCAGAAACTGGCGGCCTTCGAAGCAAACCTGAACAGCCAGCTGCAGCGCGCATCGGTGGGCTTGGACAACAACCTGGCCGGCATGGGTCTTGGCGACCAGGCCCAGCAGCGCCTGCAAGAGCGATTCAGCATCGAGCAGCAGTATCAGCAGCAGATGGACAACCTGTTGCAGCAGCGCAACGAGGGACGTATTAGCGAGAGCCTTTATCAAAAGGAAAACGCCGCCCTGCAAAGCGCGCTGGATCAGCGGTTGGCTAAGCAGGGACAGTACTACCAGCGCGTCGATGAGTTGCAGTCAGACTGGTCGGTTGGTGCACGGGCCGCATTCGGCACCTACCTTGAGCAGGCGCGCAATGTCGCGGGGCAAACAAGAACGCTGTTCACCAATGCTTTCTCCAACATGGAAGACAGCATCGTCACCTTCGTCAAAACCGGGAAGCTGTCCTTCAAGGATTTTGCGGATGGAGTTATTGAGGACCTGATCCGCATCCAGGTGCGGCAGGCGGCTGTCGGCTTTCTTAGTACTGCATTCGGCTTCTTGGGCGGTGGTAGCCAGGCGCTAGGCCAAGGCACCATGACGGGATTCAGTGAGCCGCTTAAGCAGCTTTCCACCGGCGGTTATACCGGTGACGGCGGCAAGTTTGAACCGAAGGGGGTGGTGCACGGCGGTGAATTCGTCCTCCGCAAGGAGGTGGTGGCCCAGCCAGGTATGCGCAACTACCTGGAGGGGCTGAACGTCAGGGGTTACGCCTCCGGCGGATTCGTGACGCCGCGGATAGCCTCGACCGCTACGCAAATGGCTGCCAGCCAGCCCGAGGCGTCGACCAGTGCGGCCCCCGGGATTGTTCAGCACATCAGCGTCCAGGGTACTGCCGACGACGCCACCTTGGCCCGAATCCAGCAGGCCGCACAAAAGGGCGCGCAGGATGGCTACAACCTAGTGCTGCGCGACCTCAAGATGAACGGGCCGGCGCGGCAGCTGATCGCCCGAAACCGATAGCAAGAAGGAGTACTGCATGGCTATCCAATGGCCGGCATCGCTGCGCCCGTCTGAAATGACATGGGGCCTAGTCAACAACAGCCGCGCCTTCACCTCAACGCTCTCTAACGCACAGCAGATCGTTGGGCAGCCGGGCGCTTATTGGCAATGCACCATCACCTTCGGGCTGCTCACACGCAAGCAGGAGCGGCAGCTGTCGTCGCTCCTAGGCGAACTGGACGGCATGTTCGGCACTGTTAATGTGCCAGCATTCATCCGACGCCGAGGTAACAGCGTAGGCGCCCTGAAGGTCGTCAGCGGCCCGTCGCAGTCCCGCTCCATCCAGGTCGGCGGCGCCGTGCCGAACGCTCAAATGTTTTCGGTTGGCGATTACATGACGATCGCCGGGGAGATGTTCGAAGTGATCAAGCCGGCCATGGCCAATGCCCAGGGGCAGGCAGTGGTGCAGGTGAACAAGCGCATTCGCCAGACCTTGGCTGTTGGTTCGGCAATCGAATACCTCAACCCGTATTCCGAGATGCGCATGACCCAGGACACCTGGAGCATGACCGTGCGCCAGGCAGTGTCGAATGGCAGCTACCAGTTCAGGGAGGCCTTCTGATGCCCTCGACGTTCCCATTCAGCCAGAGCGTGGTCGATATCATCGCCACGGGCAGGTTCCTGAGCGTGTACGCCTGCCAGCTCGACTTCGAAGACGGCCCTGTTTACGCGCACACGGGTACCGGCGACCTGGTGATCGGCGGCATCACATATCTGGGGGTAGGGCAGTTCGGCGAGGTAGGGCAGTCGCAGGAGAGCGACAACTCGAACTCCCCCATGTCGATCGACCTAGCACTCACCGGCCTGGACAGCTACATCATCACCGAGACCAATATCCGCGGCTGCCGCGGGCGCTCTGGCAAGCTGATGTTTGTGGTGTTCGACGAGCAGGGCAACTACGCCGCCGACATCCTGTTCTCTGGCCGCATGGACGCAGCCACCTTTTCCTACGCCGGCAATGGCGAGGACGGCAACAAGATCACCGTCCCGATCGTTGACCGGATGGCCGAGTGGAGCCGCACGGGTACCGAGCGCTTCACCGACGAGAACCACCGGGCCCGCCACCAAGGCGACCGGTTCTTCTATGCCGTCGCCCAAATGTCCGAGTGGCCCATCTACTGGGGCTCCAAGAAGGACGCCCCTACGTTCGCCTACGAGAAATAGCCATGCGCTACCGAGACTGGACCACACGCCTCAGCGAAGTAATCAAGGCCGCCCTAGAGCGGCCTTTTTCATGGGGCGAATTTGACTGCTGCCTGTTCGCTGCTGATTGCGCGGTGGCGGTATGCGGGATCGACCCGGCTGAGGCCTATCGTGGCAAGTACAAGACCGAGGCAGGGGCCAAACGGGCGCTGAAGAAAACCCACGGCAGCCTTGAGGCGGCATGGGATGCCTGTTTCACCCGCATAGCGCCGGCGTTCATCCAGCGCGGCGACATCGCCATGTACGAGGCTCCTGGCGGCCGAGCCATGGCGGTCTTCTGGGCCAATGAATTCTGGGCGACCACTGACGACGGGGTGGCCCGCGTGGTCTGCGACCCACTTGCAGTCTGGAGAACTGAATAATGTCTGGTGGCGTAAAGAAGATCGCTCAGGTAGCGGTCGGCGCGGTGATTGGCTTTGTCCAGGGCGGCCCTGTGGGTGCGGCTATCGGTGCCGGCATGGCCTTCTACATGGCCGAGCAGCAGGAGAAGCTGAACACCAAGTCGCCCCTGCGCGACAACGAGCCATCGGCTCAGACCGTCCGCTCGTCCAAGGCGCCGGCACGCTTCATCCTGGGCCGTGTGAGCACCGGTGGTGTGCTGGTGTGGGCACAGGAGCAGGCCGGTAACCAAACGGACGGTGAGTGGCTGCACCTGGTCTATGTACTGTGCGAGGGCGCCGTCGATGGCTTGGAGACTATTTACCTGGGTGAGGAGGATATCGCCACTTTCGGTGAGTTTGCTTCCTATGAACTGATCGTCAACCCCACGCAGGTGAACGCCTTTCTTAATGCCAACTGCCCGGACTGGAAGGGCGAGCAGATTGGCCGCGGGCTTTCCTTCGTGCGCCTGTCGCTCAAGTACAGTGCAGAGAAATTCCCTTCGGGTATCCCGGATGCGCGGTTCGTGGTGCGCGGTCGCAACGATATCTATGACCCGCGCACCGGCATGGCCGTTTACACCGAGAACACCGCACTGCATATCCTGTGGTTCCTGCGTAACCGCTGCGGCGTTCCGGATGACGAAATCGTGTTTGAGACCTTCGCCAGCGGCGCGAACGTCTGCGATGAGTCGGTAGCCAACCCGGACGGTACAACCAGCCCGCGCTACCGCAGCAGTTGTGTGATTGGCGCGGACGAGCAGCGCACCAACGTCCTGCAGAAACTCGAAACTGCGTGTGGCGGTAGGACAATCCGTGTGGGTGGCCGTTGGATGTTTCAGGCAGGGGCCTACTACGGCCCGTACGACTTCGAGATCACCGAGGACATGGTGGTCGGCACCATCACTGGCAGTACCGAGCCGACCAATGACGCAGCCATCAACACGGTTCGCGGGACGTTCATCGACACCTCGCAGTCGTGGACCGAGACCGACTATCCCGAGGTGAGTGTTGCTGAGTGGGTGATCGAAGATGGGGGGGAGGCAGCTGAAACACTGACCTTCTCCTACGTCACCGACGCCTACCAGGCCCAGCGCCTAGCAAACATTGAGCTGCGCCGCCGGCGTGCGGGCGGCACCATCAACGTGCCGCTGAATTTCCTTGGATACAACTGCCGGCCGGGCCGCGCTGTTCGCGTGAACCTGCCGTCGCTGAACATCCTGGGAGAGTTCATCGTCACCAACTGGAACATGGGCACCAATGAAGGCTGCTCTGCGTCGCTCCAGCAGTACGACGCAGCGCAGTTCGACGATGCAGTGGGCCAGCCGTACAATCCAATCGGCTTCATCAAACTGCCAACTGGCGGTCTCGGTAGCCCAACCGGGCTCACGTGGTCGACCGATGACAACGCCGAGTCGGTACAGGGCACTCTGTCGTGGGCGGCGCCCTCTGGCGTGGTCACCAGTTACGCCGTCACTGTTCGTCAAGGCGCGACCGCAGTCCAGGCTCAGCAGGTACCGGCCACGGCGCTCAAGTTGCCCCTGTCGGGCCTACCGTCTGGTAGCTACACCATGAGCGTGGCCGCTCTCGGGCCGCTGACTCGCTCCGGCGAGGCCAGCATTGCGGTGAGCATCGACGGTCCGCCGATCCCTGAGTCGTGCGTGGTTCAGTCGACCATCGACACCATCACGCTGATCCCGGGCAACGCGCTGCATGGTCTGAATGGGGGCACCTATGAGTACTTCTTCTCGACCAACCCGCAGGCAACACAGGGTGACTACCTGGGCCAAGGCCTGTCCCTGACCCACACTGGGCTGGCATTTGCCACCAACTACGCCTACTTCGTCCGCTCGAAGAACGCCTACGGAGTGAGTGCCTTCCTGAAGGTGGTAGCGTCCACCTCGACTGACATGGAGAACATGCTCGGTGCCTTGAAGGACAAGATCGAAAGCGGACAGCTGGCCCCGGTGCTGCGCCAGGAAATCGCCTTGATTTCCGGCCCGCCTACCCAGGCCGGCTCGGTCGCCCAGCGGATCGCAGCAGAAGCGACAGCGCGTGGCCAAGCCATTGCGGCCGAGGCCACAGCCCGGGGTCAGGCCATCGCCGCTGAAACCACCGCTCGCAACCAGGCCATTGCCACGGAGGTGGTGGACCGCAACAAGGCGATCGCTGTCGAAACCCAGGCACGGACCAAGGCAATCAGCGACGAATCTGCCGCCCGCGCCCAGGGCTTGCTGTCGGAAGCCCAGGCGCGCGGCGCGGCGATCACTAGCGAGGCGCAGGCCCGCCAGTCCGCAGACGACTCGCTGAGCCAGAAGATCGACACCGTCACGGCGTCGGCCGGCAGCAACGCCGCGGCGATCCAGGCAGAGGCCACCGCCCGGGCCAATGCCGATTCGGCGCTGGGACAAAAGATCGACACTGTGGCGGCCGGCACCGCCTCGAACGCTGCGGCGATCAGCAACGAGACCACGGCGCGGACCACCGCCGACGCGGCTATGGCCTCGCAGATCGCGAGCCTGCGCGCCGAGTCTGGCGGGTTTGACTCGACGCTGAACTACGGCTTTGCCTCGACCGTTGAGGGCTGGGCAGGCACGCGCTGCACGCTGACCGTCGAGAACGGCCGATTGGTCGTAACCAACGACGCCGCTGGGGCCTACCTGAGCGCACCGTTGGTAGCGATCAAGGGCCGCGACCATGACCGCATCCGCTGCCGTATCACCCGCCGGGCGGGTAGCGGCTGGACCGGCCAGGTGACCTACACCACTGTGGCGCACGGCTCGTCGACCTCCTACAACAAGGTTTTGCCCAACCCGGGGCTGGCGGTCGGCCAGACCATGGTGCTCGAGTGGGACATGTCGCAGCTGACCAATGGCGGCAGCGACTGGTCGGACAGCACCATCACCAGGTTCTACCTGTGGATCAGTGGCGCTGCGGGGGATGTGTTCGAAATCGATTGGATTGCAGTCGGCCAGATCGCGCCGTCGGCGTCGGTGGCCTCGGTGGTGGATGAGCGTACCGCCCGGATCAGTGGTGATGAGGCGAACGCTTCGGCTGTCACCGCGCTGGGCAGCAGCCTGACCACCACCAACCAGAACGTCACCGCCGCCCAGCAGGCCGCCCAGGACGCGGCCACTCTGGCGGGTGGTAAAGGCAAGGTGCTGGTGCAAGCGGCTGCGCCGGCCGTTGCCGACCGCCTGGCGCAGAACCTGTGGATTGATACCACCGGCAATGCCAACACCCCTAAGCGTTGGAATGGCACCGCCTGGGCGGCTGTGACGGACAAGGTGGCCACCGATGCCGCTGCGGCTGCGCAGTCGGCACTTTCGCAGCTGGCCGGCAAAGCCGATGCTTCGGCGCTGCAGGCGCTCAGCACCACGGTGACCAACCAGGGCAACACGCTGTCGAGCCAGGGCAATAGCATCACCGAGCTCAGCAGCAGCCTGCAGACCACCAACGGCAACGTCGCCACGGCCCAGCAGGCTGCCCAGGCGGCGAGCACCTTAGCCGGCAGCAAGGGCAAGGTGCTGTACCAGTCCGCTGCTCCAGCAGTGGCCGACCGTCAGGCCGAGAACTTGTGGATCGACACAACTGGCGCGGCGAATACCCCCAAGCGCTGGAGCGGCAGTGCCTGGGTGGCCGTCACCGACAAGGTGGCGACCGATGCTGCCGCGGCGGCGGCCAGCGCGCTGGCGCAGGTAGCGAATAAGGCCGATGCCTCGGCGCTCCAGGCGTTGAACTCGACCGTGGCCAGCCAGGGCACCACCCTGACCAGTCAAGGCTCCGCGCTGACCCAGCTCAAGGCATCGATCGGGCAGCAGCCCGATAACCTGATCCTTCGCGGCAGTTTTGAGGATGGCTTGGTTGAGCCTTGGACTAACAACCCGGGAATCACCAATGTCTCGGCGCATCCATCGGCAGGGAAGGGCATCTCGTTCTACGACAACAGCTTCTGCGGCCTCGGCTTCAATGTGTTGACCAAAGGGGGCGAGCAGTTCGACCTGGCTGCCGATATTTGGCCGAACTACATGACGGCGGGGCAGACTACCCGCTTGCAGATGCAGTTCTACGACAAGGCCAACAACAACCTCGGGTACTTCACCGCGTTCACGGTGGCGGCGGCAACCACAGGCTTCAAGACGCAAACCGGTCGCATCACTGCGCCGGAGGGAGCCGTTTCGGCGCGGTTCGTGACCCGTACCGAGCCGGCAGATGGTACGGGCCGCTCACTGTGGTGCAACATCCTGGCGCGCCGGGTGACGGCGGCTGACGCGGCCAACGCTGATGCGGTGAGCAACCTCACCAGCACTGTCACCCAGCAGGGCACGACACTGACCAGCCATGGCCAGGCCCTGACCCAGCTGAACAATGACCTGCAGAGCGTCGCGCAAGGGAAGGCCGACGCCTCGGCCTTGCAGACATTGAGCAACACGGTCTCCAGCCAGGGCAACACCCTGAGCAGCCAGGGCACGAGCATCACCCAGCTGAACAGTGGTCTGCAGACCACCAACGGTAACGTGACGGCAGCACAGCAGGCTGCCCAGGCTGCGTCGGACAAGGCTGGTGCCAAGGGCGAGGTCATCTATGGCACATCGGCGCCGGCGGCAGACAAGCGCCTGACGCAGAACCTTTGGATCGACACCACAGGAGGGGCGAATACACCTAAGCGCTGGATGGGATCGGCCTGGGTAGCCGTGACGGACAAGGCGGCAACGGACGCAGCCGCAGCCGCAGCCAGCGCCTTGGCGCAGGTGGCCACCAAGGCTGAGGCCGCCGCGCTACAGACGTTGAGTAACACCGTGACCAGTCAGGGCAATACGCTGACCAGCCAGGGTAATGCGCTCACCGGGCTGCAGGCCTCGGTCGGCGCGCTGGCCGGCAACGGGGCCAACCTGCTCGACAGCGCATACAGCTGGCTGGCCTCGACCACCTTGCCGGTGACCGGCGGCACGTTGTTGACCAAAACCGGAGTGGCCGTGCCGGAGGCAGACTCCGGGTTCGGCTACTCGCTCCAAGCAGCTACCGACAACATCTTCTCCTACATCGTTCTGGCCCCGGCCAACACCCAGGCCAGCTACAACATCCGGGTGGAGCCCGGAGTTTACCTGGTGTCGATGTATGTGAAGGGCGGCACGGCCGGCTCGATGATGGCCAACCTGTATGACGGGGTGACCTCCCGGTCGGTGATCCTGCCGTACACCACGGAGCGCACGCGCATCACGTTCCCGATCACCATCACGGCCAGCGCCAAGGTGGGCTTGTTGATCTACCCGAACCGCCATGCGGCTCCCAGCGCCTCGATGGTGGTGGACTCGATCATGGTCGAGAAGCGGGTGGGCGAAAGCAACGTCCCTTCGCCATTCGTGGCGGGGCCGTCGGCCCGTGCAACGGGTGCGCTGGCGGCTGCCAACCAGGCGCTGGATGTGCGGGTGTCGCAGACAGAGAGCGGCTTGTCATCGACAAGCGCAGCGGTGACAAACCTGGGCAACAGCCTGCAAACCACCAACGGCAATGTCACCACCGCCCAGCAGGCGGCGCAGGCTGCTGCTGACCTGGCGGGTAGCAAGGGTAAGGTGCTTTACCAGACCGCCACACCGGCTGCTGCTGACCGGCAAGCGGAGAACCTGTGGATCGACACGACCGGCGCTGCCAACACCCCGAAACGATGGAACGGCTCGGCGTGGATGGCGGTGACCGACAAGGTGGCCACGGATGCCGCCGCGGCTGCGCAGTCGGCACTCACGCAACTGGCGTCCAAGGCGGATGCATCGGCGCTGCAGACGCTGCAGTCGACGGTGACCAGCCAGGGCAACACGATCAACAGCCAGGGCAGCTCGCTGACCCAGCTGAAGGCTTCCCTGAGCCAGCAGCCGGACAACCTGGTGTTGCGCGGTAGCTTTGAGGACAGCGTGATCGATCCTTGGACGGCGGGTCCGACCATTTCGAATGTGTCCGCCCACCCGTCGGCGGGCAAGGCCATTTCGTTCACTGCGAACAGCTTCTGCGGCATAGCCGCCAACGTGCTGACCACCGGGGGCGAGCAGTTCGACCTTTCCGCTGACATCTATCGGGCCAACATGACCGCCGGTCAAACCGGCAACTTCCAGATGCAGTTCTTCGATAAGTCGGGGGCGAGCATCAGTTACTTGAATGCCTTCACGTTCTCGGCCGGTGGAGGCTTCCAGTCCTTCTCGGGACGGATCACCGCGCCGAGCAACGCTGTGTCGGCGCGCTTCGTCACGCGGATACAGCCAGCAGACGGCACCGGACGTTCGCTGTGGTGCAACATCGTTGCCCGCCGGGTCACCGCAGCGGATGCGGCCAACGGCGAAGCGATCAGCACCTTGGGCACCACAGTTACGCAGCAAGGCACGACGCTTACCAGCCAAGGGCAATCGCTGCTGAGTCTGACGAACCGAATGACCGATGCCGAGGGGGTGAATAGCGCCCAAGCAACAGCCATCAACCAGATGGACACGACGGTCAAGCAGCAGGGCACTGCGATCACTGCAGCTGCCAGCCGCCTGGACGGGCTGTATGTCCAGGTGAACCCGGAAATGGAAGGCGATAGCAGCGCCATGGCCGGCGCAACCGGCAGCTTGGTAGGTGTCTGGACCGAGCAGTCGGCCCGGGTCGAGGAAGGCATTGCCATGGGGCGGCAGGTCGAAACGGTGCAGGCACAGGTCGGTGAAGTCGAGGGCTCGGTGCAGGCTGTCAGCGCATCGGTTCAGCAGGTATCCGAGACCATTGCCGGCGTAGATGGCCGAGTATCAGCGATTTCCTCATGGAAAACCGAGACCAATAGCAAAGGCAAAAAGGTCGCCACAGGCATCGTCCAAGGGAGTGACGGGACGATTGGCGAGATCCTGTTATCAGCAGACCGCGTTGCGATCATCAACGGCCTGGAAGGGGCGGAGGCAAACCTATTTGTATTCCAGAATGGTCAGCTGTTCTTGAACTCGGCGCTGATTAACCAAGCGTTCATCCAGAGCCTGGTCGTGGGCATGACGCTTCGGTCACAGGCGGTTAACGCCCAAGGCTTGCCGCTGATCGAGATAAACCTGACCACGGGATCGTTCACTGTGCGCGGCCAGGATGCCAACGGCTCAACTCTGCTCAACAACGGAGGCTTGTATGTGTACGACGCCAATGGCACCGAGCGTACGGCAGTGGGGAGACTTACCTGATGGCTGATCTGTACGGGCTTCGGACACGGGATGCGTCCGGGGCCATCACGCTTGATACCACCATCACGTCGATCCGATCGCTGAAGATGATGCAGGTCGCGGGCAATGGAGCGTTTGATCAGTACATCTCCATTCCCGAGATCCAGGCGCAATCCTTTGTGGTTGTGGACGCGCTGTATGACGGCGGGGAGAACACGACCAGCCCCCAGGCTTGGTACTCTACAGGGCAGCTGCAACTGCGGCAGCCCTACACCCGCACATGGCAAGTGATGATTCTTTCGTTGGGCGGCGAGCCGTTCGCTGCACCCGGTTCGTATGGTATACGCGCTTCGAACAACAACATTCGAACGCAGATCGATTCAATCAACCAGGTGCTAACGGTTCGCTACAACGGAAGGTTCAATATCGGCTTTCAAGGCCCTGGCAGCGGAAACCAGATTCAATGGGCTGATGTGAACTTCGCTGCGCCGATTACCACCTATGAAAGGCCCATGGTCTTTCTGAATGCCGATGACTACATGATGGTCGGTAACTTCTCGGTGAAAGGCAGTCCGGGAAACTGGACCGGGTTCCGATTGAAGGCGTACAACAACCAGAACGGGCATGGGCAGACTGCGCTCTATCCGATGATGATCAACTGGTATTGTGCGAGCTACATGGCTCCTGATACCGCGCCTGGTCAATATGGGGCTTCTGTCAGGGATAGTGCCGGCCGCCGGACCTTCGTCACGACTGCCAATCTTGCCCTCCTCAATGGGCAGCCTGCGTCGAATTCGTTCATTCAGGCCGGCGACCCGCTGACCGGCGGGGCGTGGTATGCACCCAGCAACCAAATGCCTTGGACAGGTAGCTATCAGGACTATGTTCTGGCCAATGCTTTGTTCTCGGTCACCAACATTGGACAAACAACACAGCCACTGCGCGCCAACTTCGGTGGTTTTCTGCCGGGAAATAGATCGGTGTTGCAAATGTATTGCGACAACGGTTCAGGCATTAACCCGCTGACAGCCAATGGGCGAACGCTATTCGCCTCCCGTCCAATGAAGCCTCTTTGAGGAATTAAAATGGCAAAACAAGTAATCAACCTCGGCGCCGTTAACAGCGGAACCGGTGGAGATGATCGTCGTAGCGCCTGGTTAAAAGGAAAGGCCAACTTCACCGAGCTGTACAACTGGATCTCTGGTCTGGTTCATGGTGACGATACGGCCACGGCGCTGCCGGCTGCCCTGCCAGTGGCTAAGGGCGGCACGGGCGCCACCGCTGCGGCAGCGGCGAGAACCAACCTTGGCCTGGGCTCCTCGGCGACGTTGATCGCTGGCTCATCGCCCGGGAATGTGATGCTGGTGGATGACCGGACATCGCCGATTGCGGCGACCATCAACACCTACGGCAACTCCTTCAAGCTATGGACCTCGCAAGGCACCGTTGGCGCCCCTGAGTCCGGGTCCTTCGGTACCATCATCAACACTGCCTGGCCCTCGGGCACTTACGGCGGACAGATCCTCATGTCCGTAACAGGCCGTGCCTGGTTCCGCTGCGGTGACTATGCCACTGCGGTGATGCGCGAGCTCTACCACACGGGCAACACTACCAGGGGCTCAGGCGGTGCGCTTTCTGCGGCTTCTCCCATCGTGCGAATCGCCAACGTTGAGCTCAGCGAACGAAGCGATCTGCTTGAGCAGTCGTTTGTCCCCGCTGGACTGTGGGGAGCTGCCAACGATGAAGCACCCGGCGTCATCGTCCAGCGCTTGGATGTGGGCGTCTACCGTATCACCGGTAGTCTTGGCCTGGCCGTTGAGGGCTGGCGAATTCAGGATCCGTGTTCGCCAGACGGCGGGCGCATGCTGGGGATCACCGAGAGCGAGCAGGATGCTAACGGCGCCGTCACGATCCGGCTGTTCAAGCAGCGCTGGACCTTGGACGAAGAGGGGGAGATGCACTTGGGTAAAGGGGCTCCATTGGATGTCCCGCTCAGCAGCTGGATTGACGTTCGCCTGCAAATGCCTGCATTTGTTCTTCCCGAGGTCTAGCGCCTCCCCACCTCACCATCAACGAATCAACGAAACCGCCACCTGGCGGTATTTTTTTGTCTGGAGAAAACCAATGCCATTCATCGTCATCGACACCACCAACGACTTCAACCCGCTGAACAAGCGCCAGTTCGCTACTGAGGTTGAGGCCGAAACGGCTGCAACCCAGGAGCTGCAGAGCAACCCGAGGGTGGTCCTGTCCACCGCGAAGGTGCTCAAGATCTTCAAGGCGGAGGTAACTGTTACTGCCCAAGCCCCGGAAGATGTCGAACCACAGCAGTCGGCGGACGAGCAGGCCTGATCCTCCCGTTCTCGGCTGAGAAGCTCGTCGGCGATGCATGCTCTCCTTACTCACAAACTTGACATCAATGAGTGATGGCTACTGTGCAAGTCGCAATGGTGGCGAGATGTGGCAGGCCTCAGTAAGGGCGGTCGTTCCACCAACCATTGCGCGGCTGGCGGGAATAGCAACCAGGCTGATTGGGCGGGTCGCCATCGCACGCGACCCCCTGTGGCTGGGTATCGTGACTGCCTCCAGGCGACATATTCGCGCATCCCGTAAGTAACGCACACAGAGTTACGAGCACTGCTAGTTCCTTTCGCATCACTAAATTCCATTTCGGGTCAGTCTCCATAAGACGCGTCTGAGCCGGTTGGGACACATTGCCCGGATTCCGGGCATTTTTTTGTCTGGAGAAACTCAATGCGGACATCGCAACGCGGCTTGAGCCTCATCAAGTCGTTCGAGGGCCTGCGTCTGCAGGCATATCAAGATTCAGTAGGCGTCTGGACGATTGGCTACGGGACCACTCGTGGCGTGAAGGCCGGCATGAAAATCAGCAAGGACCAGGCAGAGCGCATGCTGCTGAACGACGTGCAGCGCTTCGAGCCTGAAGTTGAGCGCCTGATCAAGGTGCCGCTGAATCAGGATCAGTGGGACGCCCTGATGAGCTTCACCTACAACCTGGGGGCGGCAAACCTCGAATCGTCCACGCTCCGCCGACTGCTCAATGCTGGCAACTACGCAGCTGCTGCTGAGCAGTTCCCGCGCTGGAACAAGGCTGGCGGGCAAGTACTTGCCGGCCTAACCCGTCGGCGTGCAGCTGAGCGGGAGCTGTTCCTGGGGGCCGCGTGAACTGGCTCGGCGCGGTGCCGGCATGGTGCTGGTGGCTCATCGCCTTGGTGCTGGTAGCCGGCGGCCAGCAGTACCGGGTCGTGATCGCCGAAGGCGCAGAGGCGGATGCTCGCGCGGAGACAGCCAAGTCCGACAAGGCATTGGCCGACTACCGCCTGGAGGTGTCCGAGCGCAACCTGCGCGCCGCCGCCCAGGCCCGGACAGAGGAACAGCGCCGTCAAACCATGGCAAACGAGGAGGGTGAGAGTGCACGACAACAACTGGAATTGGCTCAAAGCCGCGCCGATACTGCTGAGTCTGCTGCTGGCGGGCTGCGCAGGGAAATCGACCGACTGCGGCGTGGCCACCGAGCAACCTGCGACACCATCGCTGCCCAGCAGCGCACGGCAGGGGCCTCTGCCGTCGTGGTGCTTGGGGGACTGCTTGAAGAGTCTGACCGAATGGCGGGAGACCTCGCGACAGCGCTTGAGCGAAGCCGGATAGCCGGCCTGACGTGCGAGGCGGTGGTCGATCGTATGAGGGCTCCGTAGGGCCGGCCTATAATGAGGCGTCTACCGGGACGGAGCAGGGCAATGGACAAACGCACCTTCATTGGAATGGTCGAGGCCGGCGAGCCGCTGATTCAGCAGGCTATCGATGCTATGCGTGAGTATCACCAGGCCCAAGACAGCGGCGCGCCGGCGGAGGATGTGGAGCGCCTACGCTTGCTTGCCGAGTCACTGTTCCAGGCGGTATCCGACTACCAGCTTCGCGTCGTGGCCAAGGCCCGTGGAAAGGTTCTGCCACCTCTCCATTAATTCACTGATCTGCGATTAGCGTCTGTCCGCTATCGACCCAGGCATTCGGTAAGCTGATACTGTCAGCCAGATCTAGCGACGCGCTTCGCCTCTCTATCCCCGATCCTTGTCTCGGAGGAAGTCCATAAAAGCACCCAGTCCAAGCGCTTTATATACGGGTTCTGCGAGCGTTCTCCCAGAT